AATATTTGATTACTACAAATCATCATCAGACAAAATAAGTGCTTTAAATAATATACAGTTTCTTTTACAAATACAAACAAATATAGGCCAAGGTTTTTCTAGAGGTTTAGCCACACATACAAGTGTTACAACTCAAAAAACAGAAAAAGCTTACCACAGTGAACATGAATTTCAAGTTGCTAATTTTAACGGTAACTTCTTACTAAACATGTTAAACAACGCTGGTAATAAAGCTAAATTTACTAGTGATTTTAAAAAGCTATCAAAAATATTTAAACAAAGTATAATAACAAAAGAATTACAAGGTGAAGCTGATTCTCCTGAAATGGGAGGTAACACAGGTTTTATTAAAGGTTACAACACAAGCTTATCAGCAAAAGCTAACTACATGGTTGATGCTATTATACAAGCAACAACTTTAGATATAAAAACAGGTAAAACAGCGAAAGAGATAACAGAAGACCTTGTTGGTGTTAAACAAAGTTTAGAATCAATAAACAAAATAAAAAGTAATTTATTAAAACGGCTTGACAAAGTTGTTCCTGGTTCAGCTGCTCAATCTAAAACATTGTCTAATCCAGAAATAATAAAAAAATTAAATCAAATAGAAGAAGCGTTAAGGCTAGCTAAGATGTCTAAAAAAGCTAAAGGTATAAGTGTTTTTGATTTTGATGACACCCTTGCTAAGTCTAACTCGATGGTGCTTTATACTTTACCCAACGGTAAAAAAGGAAAAATAAACGCTACAGAATTCGCTAAACAATCAGAAGCTCTAGAAGCTAAAGGCGCTAAGTTTGATTTCACAGAGTTTAACAAAGTTATTGATGGTAAAAAAGGACCGCTAGCTGATCTAGCTTTAAAAAGACAAGGGAAATTTGGTAGTAAAGATATATTTGTCTTAACAGCAAGACCACAAGCCTCAGCAAATGCTATACATAAGTTTTTAAAAGGTATAGGTTTGGAGATACCATTGAAAAATATAACTGGCTTAGAAAATGGTAGTCCTCAAGCTAAAGCGCTTTGGATATTAGACAAAGCATCCAAAGGTTACAATGACTTCTACTTTGCTGACGACGCTTATAAAAATGTTAAAGCAGTTAGTGATGTTCTTAACGTTATTGATATGAAGGGTGAGGTGCAATTAGCTTTGCAGTCAAAAGACATGAGTGTTAAAGTTAACGAAATGATAGAGCGTAAGTTTGGCATAGGTAAAGAAAAAACATATTCAAGAAGCAAGGCTGCTGTTATGGGCAAGGATTCTGGTAAAAGAAAGATGATGGCTTCTTCTGCTCAGGATTTTGAAGGTTTGTTATATAGACTTTTAGGTAAAGGAAAACAAGGAGATGCTGACATGCAGTTTTTTAAAGACAAATTAATAAAAACTTTTGCTAGAGGTAACAATGCTTTGTCAGCTCAAAGAATGGCTATGATAAATGATTTCAAGGCTATGAAGAAAGAATTGATCAAAGCTGGTATACCTAAAGATCTCACTAAAAAAGTACCTGGAGAACCTTACACTATAGAGCAAGCTTTAAGAGTTTATACTTGGAAAAAACAAGGTATGGAGGTTCCTGATTTATCAGCTGCTGATCTAAAATCATTAACAGATTACGTGGAAAAAAGTCCAGCTTTAAAAAGATTTTCACAACAACTTATTGATTTAAACAGAGGAGATGGTTATATGGCTCCAAAAAAGAGTTGGTTAGCAGGAACAATAACAACTGATTTATACGAGAATTTAAATAAGGTAAGTAGAGCTAAACACCTTCAAGAGTGGCAAACAAACTCTGATATGATATTTAGCCCTGAAAACCTAAATAAAATGGAAGCTGCATTAGGTTCTAACTGGAGATCAGCTATGGAAAACATGCTGAAAAGAATGAAGACAGGTAGAAACAGAAATCTTATGCTGTCTGGGAAAATGGGTGAGATGGAAGGTAAAGCATTAGATTGGGTAAATAGTTCTGTTGGTGCCATAATGTTTTTAAATACTAGATCAGCTGTTCTTCAAACTATATCAACTATAAATTATACAAACTGGCATGACAATAACCCGTTAATGATGGCTAAAGCTTTTGCAAATCAAAAACAATATTGGAAAGATTATGCAGAATTAATAATGTCTGATTTTATGGTTGAAAGAAGAGGTGGTAATCAAATCAATGTTAACGAGTCTGAAATAGCTGATGCCGCTAAAGAAAGTGGAGTACAAGGAGCTATATCTTATTTATTAAATAAAGGTTTTGTTTTAACAAGAGCTGCAGATAGTCACGCTATTGCTTCTGGTGGTGCTACTTTTTATAGAAATAGAATAAATACATACAAGAAAAAAGGATTTAGTGAAGCAGAGGCAAAACAAAAAGCTTTTGATGAGTTTAGAGAAATAACAGAAGAGTCACAACAGTCTAGTAGAGTTGATAGAATATCAATGCAGCAAGCTAGTAATATAGGTAGAGTTGTTTTAGCTTTTGCTAACACACCTTCTCAATATGCTCGTATAATGCAAAGAGCTGCTAGTGATTTAAAAAATGGACGTGGAGACTGGAGAGCTAATGTATCTAAGATAGCTTACTACGGTATGGTGCAAAACTTTATATTCAACGCTTTGCAATCAGCGCTGTTTAAAGATGCTTTTGATGAGGAAGAAGGTATACAAAGTGATACTACAATGCTAGCTAGTGGAATGATAGGTTCTATACTAAGAGGTATGGGTTGGCAAGGTGCCGCGATAGACACTATGAAAAATATGGTATTAGATCTTAAGAAGCAATCCGAAAAAGACAGACCTAAATATGCTGATTCAGCATTGAAGTTGTTGGATATATCTCCACCTGTAGATTCTAAAGTTTCTAAACTAAGAGGTGCGGGTAAAATATTAGATTATGACATGGACGAAATAAAAAGCAAGTCAATACTAGATCCGACAAACCCTGCTTATCTAGCTGGTGGTCAAGTTGTTTCAGCTTTCACAAACGTTCCTTTAGACAGAGCGTTTATAAAATATCAGAACATAGCTGATGCTATGGACGAAGATAATGAGATGTGGAAAAGAATAGCTTTATCTCTTGGTTGGCAAAAATGGCAATTAGAAAGTGACACTGGTAATGTTATAGAAAAGTTTATAAAAGCAAACTTTGGTAAAGAAGCTAAATTTGGTGAAGAACAAGGATTTAAAAAAGAATCAAGCTTTAAGGTTAAAAAAAAGTAAAAAACAAGTAATAATAAAAGAAACACACTATATGAAAAAGTTAATAATACTACTAGCGTTTTTAATAACAAATTCAGCTAATGCTCAATTATTCAAAGAACTGTACAATGATTTTTTAAAATACGGTACGGTTTATGGAGCTGGAGACATTAGCAATTCTGTTGAAGAAAGACAACCAACTTATTTTGTGAGAACAAATCCAGACGGTGGTTTATACTCTATACCAACAGTCGTTGATAACACGCCTAAATATCCATACGATTATAGATATGGGTTTGGTATTAGAAAACTAGCTAGGTTTGATTATGAAAGAAAACCTAGAAATTACTATGATGGTACAGAAAACCAGTTAGCTTTTTCAGCCCCTACATCTGCATTTAAAGGTTTAGAATATCAACTACATTATGAAAAAGAAAGATGGAGAGGAGAACTATTTGAAAATCATAGATACTTTTTAAAACATACAGGTAAGTATCATATTGCAAAAGTTGAGTCTAGAGAGGTTGGTAAAATTAATTTAAAGTACCAATCGGCTGAGGTTAGAGCTAGATTACCTATTGGTAAAAAGTTTAGTATATCTGCTGGGGCTATATATCGTACACATGATAGAGCTTATGGGTACAACCCTATAGAAATATGGTTGAATGAAACACAATTTATAGACGGTGAGGAGTACCCAATTAACTATTGGTATGAATTAGGTTTTTTATATGGTTATGACGATATATATTATAGCGAAACAGATGAGCTTGGTAATGAAACGTCTGACTGGTATTGGATCGATCCAGATGGTAATAGGGTTGCTGACACTGATCTTGAGTTTAGAGAGACAGTATTTACTGATCTTATGAATCGCTATAATCAAGAAGCTTGGGATTTATTAGAGCCTTTTGGTGAAATTGCGCCAATTGTTGGTTTTGACTTTTATCATTATAAGAATAACTTTTGGTTACACGCTTACGCTAACTACATACTGCCACATCACAGATATATCAAAGGAGATGAAGATGTTTCTTATTTAAATAGAAACAACTGGGGAAAAGGAGGATTGGTACAAGATGCTAAACTAGAACAATGGGACGATTACTCCGCTGGTGTTAACTTTGGCTGGAAAGTAGGAAAACACTTAGGTGTATTTGTTGAGGGTGAATATTCTAAAATGTGGGATAGTGAACTTTTTAATACATCTTTTGGAATTAATTATACCTTTAAATAAAACAACATAAAAAAATGGCACAACAATTAGGCGAAAATACTAAAGTTACAATGGATTTAAAAACTATTGGAATTATAATAGGTTTCACAATATCACTAGCTAGCATGTATTTTGTAATGCAGGCGGATATAGCTAAAGCTATGGAGGAACCTAAGCCCACTATATCTAAAACAGAGTGGGAGTTAAAAGATGAGTTAATCCGTAATACAATAATGGAAACTCAAGAGGACGTAGAGATGATACTTGAAAAGCTAGATAAACTAGATGAAAGAATTTACGAAATACAAAAAAACAAATAATGAAACACATTTTAATTTTAATTTTAATACCATTTTTTACATTTGCTCAATCTGACGTACCAGAAGAATACTGGATAGATGATGTAGATTTTGAACAAAAGGTAAAAGGAGACGGGTTCGAGGAAACAGACATAGTTGTTGTTGAATTTTGGGCTGAGTTTAATAGAGAGAATTGTTTTGCTGAGTGGAATCAGTTAAAAGTACCTTACTATAGAGTAAACGTAGCCGAAGCACCTGAAGCAAAAAAGAAATATAGAATAAGAATGGCACCTACTATTATAATATTTAAAGAAGGATATAAAGAGGTTGTTTTTAAAGCTGGTTTAGATCTTTTATTGCCAACGGATCTCGAGGAGATAAACGAGGCTATTGAAGATATAAAAAGAGCAAGTGCTTATTAATTAACAAAAAGAAATGAAAGAAAAAATAAAAAAATTAGTAGATAAAATTCAAGAAGGTTGGAATAAACTTTTATACAAACTAATGTTTAAAAATTATAAATAATGAATATGTTTAAAGATAAAGAATTAAGAGGATATATAGGAGCTGCAACGGTATTTTTACTTGTAATGGGTTTGTTACTGTTTTTAGCATTTTTTGAAATACCAGATACAAACAACGATATATTTAAGGTAATCGTCGGTATGTTAGTTGGTAGCTTATCAGTTGTTATTTACACTTTTATAGGTAAAAACCCAGAGGAGGTAGAAGCGCTAAAAGCTAAAAATGATGCATTAGAAGATAAAGTATCTGGCATGGTTGTTGAAAAAGATAAACTAGAAGCTTTATTAAGAGATCTTCAACAAGAAATTATAGAAAAACTATCTATAACTGGTGCTAAGTTTGAGTTTAAAAGTAATGGAAAAACTAAGTAAACACGTAAGCCGCAAGGAAGGTGTGTATAGCATAACAGCGAAACGCCTTGGTTTAGAAAACAATCCCACAGACGATCATTTATCTAACATGATAAATATTGCAGAAAATGTATTTGAACCCCTTAGAGCTCATGTAAATGGTCCTATAAAGATCAATTCGTTTTATCGTGGACCAGAACTTAATAAAGCTATTGGTGGATCAGCTAAATCACAACATTGTCACGGTCAAGCTATGGATATAGATGATTCATATGGACATGCTAGTAACTCTGAGATGTTTAATTGGATAAGAGCAAATTTAAATTACGATCAGATGATATGGGAATTTGGTACAGATAAAAACCCTGATTGGGTACACATTAGCTATGTCTCCAGCTAAAAGAGTTAAACCTCATGTAGGAGGTATGACGAGCTGAGAGAAATGCTTATAATAAAGAAACAGGTGGTAATGTTCAAGCTCCTCAACCAGAGGGTGGACCACGTCAGAAAAGTTACTGTGCTCGATCTGCTGGTATTAAGAAATGTAAAGATCCAGACAAAAACGGTGATTGTCCTAATGACATCGCTAGAAGAAACTGGAATTGTTAAAAAAAAGGGAGCTTTTAAGCCCCTTTAATTATTATCCATCACAACTCATACAACCTTCATCTGTTGCACTCGCTGCAATATCTCCTCTAAGTACCGACTCGGTACGCATATAATACAAAGTTTTCACACCTTTTTTCCAAGCATCTAAATGAACTTTATTTATAAACTTAGGTTCAGCTTGAGATGGAAAAGCTAGATTTAAACTTACAGCTTGATCTATATACTGCTGTCTATACCAGCTTGATTAACCAAATCTAGTTGGTTTATTTCCTTGAAGGTTTTGAAAACCTCTTTGATTGGTATGTCGTGATCTCCCAATGTAATTTTGTCTAATGCTTTGATACCTTGGATTGATCCCCCGTCTTTGAGTATTTGATCCCATATTTTTTTATTGTTTAAATTGTTATTTTCTAATACTTTTTCTAATGTAGGATTTTTACGTATAAACGTACCTTTAGCAGATTGGTCTGTAAAAACGTTAGCTGCCCAAGGTTCGATTCCAGGTGATAATATTACCACTAAGTTTTGATTACTAACAGTAGGAGCAATAGCTCGTAAGTGAGTATTACGCAAACCAGTGCCAACACACCACAGCGGTTCACCAAACTCTCTGCAAGAGCCATACTAGCTCTTTCGCTTTCAATTTTAATTTGTGAAAATATTCTTCTTGTTTCATATTGTGCTAATAATCCCTCAAAAGGAATTCCTTTTTGTTGTAGGTACGTATGCCAACCTAAAACACCTAAACCAATAGCTCTACCTTTTTCAGCAGATCTAACAGCATTTTCAAAACCTTTTAAACCTTTAGCTCTTTGTATAAACTCTTCCATAACACCATCTAAAAACCATATACTATCATATATAAGATTAGTGTTTTTCCATTCATTATACTTAGCTAGATTCAAACTAGATAAGACAACACACAAAACTATGATTCTCATCCGTGTGTAATGCTATCTCACTACATATATTAGTCATAAAAACTTTAAGCGCATTATCTTTATAAGCTGGAGGATTATTCTTATTAACATTACCTTTAAACATTATATAAGGCTCACCAGTTGCTTTACGCTTTCTGTAATAATTTACCCCATTTTCTTCTAGCTACTTTATCTCCAGCTGTCAAGCTTTCGCATAAACTTATCACCAATAATTGCACATTGATGTAGATTAAGTGATTGTCTATTGACATCTCCCTTAGGTTCTCTAATCTCTAACCAGTCTTCAAAATCAGCATGTTCAATATTTAAATTTACTGATGCAGCTCCTCTTCTTACAGAGCCTTGATTTGTAGCTAATATAGTTGAGTCATATATTTTACAAAATGGTACAACACCATCTGATGTACCGTTACCTGTTATTTTAGCGCCAGCAGGTCTTATTTGGTTTATACCAATACCAACACCACCACCGTGTTTAGCTAGCAACATCATCTCTAAATTTTTTTGTACCTATATCAAATATACTATCAGCAACATCAATACCAAAACAACTATTGGTAAACCTCTGTCTGTACCGGTGTTAGACAGTACTGGAGAGGCTAAACACAACCAACCATTCCATATGTATTCAAAAAATTTATCCGCCATCTCAGGACGGTCTAATCTACGCGCAACAGTTTTACACACGTTGATAAGCTTCCTTAGGTGTTTCATTAGGTAATAAATAACCACCTTGTATTGTCTTTTTATAGACATCAGAGTCTGCCCAACTAGGGTAGTCAACTCCTTTTTTCCATCTGTTACTCCACATTTATATTGTTATTAAGTGTTTTATCCAAGCAATTAAACCATTAAGGTTTAAAGCTACTAAATTCCATTGTTTTCTTGTTCCTAACTTGAATCATAACGCAAACAAAGCCAAGTATGTATAGCACTGGTTCTAGTGTCCATTGTGCGGCTACCAAAAAGCCCGCACCCATGTAACCAATACTTGTAGCCATTCTTTCTACTTGCCTTAGCTGTCGTCTTCTTTCTACAAAAATTTTAATAAGTTTATCTTTCCCATTACCAAACGTCTTCAAAGTCTTCACCTTCATTTGCTTTAGAATAATCAGTAGACCTAATAGCGAAAAAATCAGTATGGGTATGACCGCCAGTAAGATGATAGAACCAATCCAAATTATCCGCTGCTTTTTCGTCATAAGCAAATACGATCCCAAGATCGAAGTAACCAAGTTCAACAAGTTTTTCATTAGCTCTCTTTTCTTATAAATTGTTTTAAGTCATAAGATTTCATACCTTCAATGTCACCCATCTCAAACATTTTATCTATATACTTCTCTTCAAGCTCAACCATTATTTTAGCAGCATCTTACAATATCTTCTCTGCATTTTCTAATAGTTTTTTATCTTCTTCACACATATGTCTGAATAATTGACAACCCATTCTACTATGTAATGATTCATCTCTTACAGACCATTTCATTTGTTGCCCAATACCCTTAAGTAAATTACGTAGCTGAAAGCTATAAAGTACTGCAAAAGCAGAGTATAAAGAAACTCCTTCTGCGAAAGCAGAAAAAACAGCCAATGACTTTGCAATACCAGTGGTATCATTGCCATCATATGCAACGAGGTTATCAAAACGCTCAGCCGTAGCTGGTTCATGTAAAAACGCTTCATAATCTTCTAATTTTAAGTTTCATTTAAATAACTATATGCTACAGCGTGTACAGTTTCCTGTGAGCCAAACATCATAGCCATTTGTTGTATTTCGTGTTTTGGAAACCACGAAACTACTTTCTGTGTCCAGTAATCACTTACTGCACATTCAGTCTGAGCAAAGCCTAGTAGGATATTTCCTACTAGGTTTTTCTCTTTCTTTGTTAATTTCTCATTCCAGTCTTTAACATCTCCTGACATAGGTATTTCAGTGTGTAACCAAAATGCCTGAGCTTGTTTTAACCAACCTTCTGTATAATAGTCAGGATATTCAAAAGGTTTATACGGTATTCTCTCGTCAAACAATCCCATATTAATCGTAATAAAGTGTTAAACAAATATCGAAAAAGAACATATAAATACATGATCTACTCTTGATTTGTCGTCGTCTGGATAGCTTCTGTACCCAAACAATATTCCGTTAAATAAACCGAAACTTAATTCCCATCTTGTCATATTATCTTCCTTGTCCTCGATAAGGTTTACCTGAGTAATACTTACCTTTAACTTGTTTTGTGTTTTTATTTTTACTATGTACGCCTGGTCTTTTTCCTAGTTTCTAATTTTCCGGGCGTGTGTTGTTAATATTAATTTAGCCATTTTCTAATATTAATCTAACTGTTTCATCACATTCTTTTTGGTTTTGAGGCTTATACAATGTTGAGTTTAAATTGTGTTCTGCGTAATGCTTAAATAACTTCCATCTCATAGGAAAAGCCTCATTAGCTCTACCTTTAGTTTCAATTATAAAACCTTTACCGATAAAATCTGGTGTGTACTTTATTGGTAAAATCTTTTTATTACCTCTATCTTTATAATCACCCTTACCATTACCACATCTTTCATAACAAGTAACATTTAAATCAAAACCTTGAAATATTGTGTACGTACTACCTTCATATGCGACTGGTATTTTAGCTTTTTTAAAGCTTTATACATATAAGCTTCTAGACCTGACTAGCGAACTTAATCCCGTCGATTGTAACTTTTTTACTAACGACAGGACCTCGTTTTTTACTTCTTTTATAAGATTTCTTCTTCCTCATATTATAATGCTGTCCATCGTTACCGTTTTTATAATGCTTTATACGGTTCAACATAGCTTCTTCTATCATCTCTCAAACAATGTTTAGCTGCTTCAATATATACAATATTGCATCCATTAACTCTTCTTGTACATCAACAATAAACCTATTTAGATCTTTCTTTTGACCTTCAATCGTGCATCATAGTTGGCTCCATATTTCTTTTGACCCACGTAAGCTACTGATCGTTCATCCATCTTCCTTAGTACGTTTTGTACTATCTTGTCTTTAGTTTTAATCTGCATCTTTTACAAATGTTCCGTTAACCATTTTACCTGTTCTAGCCGCTATTACTTGTAAGCTCATCAATACAAGTTTCTATATTAACTCCTCTAAATGTGCTAGAGTTAGTTAATACAACAACCATATCACCAATAGCATCTATTACTTCTGGTTGATCATTTTTAAGTAATGCTTTTGCTAGCTCGCCAGCTTCTTCTTGTAGTTTAACATATTGTGTGTGTGGATTACCCTTATCATATAAACCTCTTTGTCTGAGCCCAGTCTCTAATGTTGTCAAACATTTTTAAGGGTTTTGTGTTTTTTAGTGGGTTTAGCAAAAACATCATTGTTATCGTAAAACCTAACAAATGCTTTATTGTAAATATAACATCTCTCGTTGTTAAACATAGAAGTTTTAACATTTTCATTATCCAATCAACCGTTGCTGGTGTTATATTTAGCTCTCCATGCTCGGTATTCCAGCTCATACCTATATTATCCATCAATCTTCCTTTCAGTTTATTAACTGGTACAGGGAATGTTGTGGTTTGTTCAGTCACATTTATATTCATATTCTTTTTTGGTTTAAGGTTTTTATATGGTACCATGTCTACTTTGTAACCATATTCTCTTTGTAATTCTATCTCTTTAGAAGATATATAATCTATATCCTCAGAGCTTTCTAGATACATCATACTCCGTTGAATCATATCCTTGTTGAACTGTGACCCGGTTATTAAGATCACAGGTAACACCGATCTTTTTACCTGGAATATGATAAATATAATACGTCATAATTTATCGTTATATAAATGCATGTTGTGTGCATGATGGTAATACCATCCGGTCTCAATAGACAGTCTATCTGCAATCATTTCCTGTAATGATGCAAATTGATATTGATCGTTACAGAAAGCCGTACCAGATGTCATTAGAACGCATATAAACAGACATACATAGTTTGTTATTAATTATTGTAAATTGTACCGCATATGTACAAGGAGTATCTTTACGATACTTTTCATACTCTTTACAGTCATATATACTTATAGCTGCATGTCTAGTACTAGGGTTATCTCTTAACTTACCAACCACATAATCTATTTGATTGTTACGTTTCCATTGATAACCATAATTACTATTAACATTTCCATCACTATTAGCCATACGTTCCCATATAGGCGGTATCTTACCATATAGCTCACCTAGTTTGCTTATACTAGGATCACCAGACAAATACCAAGCCCACTCTGCAGCCGCGTATTTTTGGCTCCAATCACGCTCAGCGTTTGTTATATGCTTGTCGCTTGGGTTGTCTATATAAAACCCACAATTGAATATAGCTTTTGTGTTATCAAAATCTACACCCTCTTGTATTATTTCATCAAGAACAGCCTCATAAGCTTCGTTTGCATTATTAAATCTTTTTCTCATATTTTTTATAATAATAGTTATAAAATTCGTACATTTTTTCCCAAACATCCGTTGGTCCATATTTCTCAGGACTTTTAAATGTCTTATTTCCTAGTCGTATCTCTAAATACCACATTCTAGCCTTGTAACCAGCTTCTACAGGTGTAATAAAAATGTTATTTTTAAAACACCACATATGAGCCTTTGTGTTTTCAGGCATAGTTGCAAATGGGTTTTCACCCATATACTTATTCTTTTTACTCCCAGGGTAAGGCATCTTCTACAACTGTATCAGTTATCTCAGGTATAAAACAACCCGACCTAGGCTCCCATTTAAAATGAGCTTCGGCTTGGTTCTCACCTAAGTTTTGGAATTTTACTTTAAGTACTTTAGCTTTAACGGTTTTAGCTTCATAGTCTCTGTGAACTAGTATACCATGATAACTAGCATCATACCATTCTCCACCACCCTTAATACTGTACATTGTTGGCTCTTCAATCTTGCCATCTTTGTCCTTGTACATTTTAGTTGGGTGAGCAACTACAAAAACCAATACATCATATTTTTTTGCAAACGTTTCGATCTTAGTTAGATATTCCATAGTATACCTATTAACATCTTCTGTTTTACAATTAATATCTCTAATTTTATTGAAAGGATCAAGTACTAAACATTTTATACCTTTTCTTTTGACCAGCTCAGCACCTTTTTTAAGCACAGCGTCTAGGGTATATCTGTCCATATCAATAAAAAAGAAATTATCATTAACATGATCTGCAACTCTGTTCCATGAGTCACTACCAATATCAGAAGGTCTAGGCATATCTTGCCAAACCTTCCTCATTAGCTTGTGAGCGTGTAGGTATGTGGGTTGATTTTCAGGACTAGCATAAGCTGTTTTCCAACCATAGTTCTGATTATAACCTACAACCATTTGATCAACAAAATCAGACTTCCCACTACTAGGAATACCAGTAACAGTAATAAACTGTCCAGTATAAGTACTGAATATTTTGTCGAAATTCTCGAGGCCAACCTGATAACCAGGTTTGAAACCGTTTTGTACAAAGTCTTTAAGTTCATCTTCTATATCATACAATGTACTAACACCTTCTAGTGGTACAGGCTTACATGCGTGTATAGCACTTTTTAAGGCGTCAGCACCGTGTTTGGTTAGATACTCGTTTGAATCTTTACAGTCGGCAAAATCTACAAGATAACACACTTCAGCACCAAGCCTACGTATTAACTCTTGTTTCAAGGCATTACCTGCCTCATCATTGTCAACCGCTAAGATAACTTTCTCTTTGTCTTCGAAGTAGTCTATACAATTATCTAAGTAATCTAGATTATTATGGTTTAACGTCGCACCGTTAGGAACTGATATTACATTTTTAATACCAGCCTCGTGTAAAGCTAAAACATCCATCTCACCCTCAACAATTATACATGAATCATATCCAACTGTGCTGTCAATATTATAAAATATCTTTTCAGCACCCTTATACAATTTGAAGTTTTTTCTACCATCACGGTATTTTATATTAATAAGCTTTCCGCCCATAAAATAATTAAACTTAATTGTATTTTCTTCTTTCTGAGTTTGAGGCATCCACTCAGTACCCTCACCGACTTGTAGGTCGATAAGAGTCTGAGCCGATATTCCTCTACCCTGAAACCATTTAACAACTTTCTGTTCTGGGTCTCCAACTATGTTATAATCTTCTAGTCTTTCAACAGGTTTAACATACGTTTTCTCAGAACTACCTTTTCTTTGGTAGGTGTGTAGTTGAAACGAGGTGTTACAGTTATGACATGTTCCGAGACCACGTTCCCAATCATAAGAAGCACATTTAAGCTTCTGATTCTTAGGTTTCCTAGCGTGTGAGCAGTTAGGGCAAATACCCTGAGTCTTCCCAACTTCTAGGTTGTGCTGATTGAAATTATCAATCAAGAATCCATTAATCTCTTTATCTTCTACTGTCATTCTTTAACTATTATTAAAATGGTAAATCATCTTCTACCGGTGCAGCTTGTGCTTGTGGCATAGCTGGAGCGGATTGAGCTTCATCTCGTGGAGCTACTTCTACGTTTGTACCATTTGTCCATACTACTTTTACATTTCCTAAGTAAGTCTTTTCAGTCTTAGTCTCTCTTTCCTCTTTAGTTTGTTCAACTACAACAGGACCTTGATTTCCGAACTGATCTAACTCATCATTTAGTGTAATCGTGATGGGTAAATACTTACCCTTCTTACCCACATAGATCTTATCTTTGGGTATGTTGTTCAAGTTTATACTTGTTTTAATTATACTTGCCATATTATGCGTATTGATTAATTTGATTAAACATTCTAGACAACTGATCTTTAGTTGCACCAGTTGTTCTTCGTAGATTATCTACTGCTTTAACGTGACTCTGGTTTGTGTAAAAATTATTTACACTAGTGTTAATTCCAGTTACACTGCATACTCTTTTTTTAGTTCTTGCCATATTATTAATATTAAAGGGTTTTACTTACAAAATATTGTTTAGGGTCAAAACCCTCGGTGTCATAAAACAGCTTGTAAGCTTCAACTGCTTTTTCTACCTTTTCCTTGCCTCTTTCGTAAAACTGCGGAGAGCAATCACATATATTTATTTCTAAGGTTTCTTTGTCTATTACTATGAATAACATTTCGTAACCAAATAATTTACTGTATATATATGCTTGACTGTCGTAATTAAATTTAGAAGCAGACCATTGAAATTTTTTGATGTCGCCTGTGGTTTTAAGATCAATGACAAGTTTTTCATTATGATTTATAATATCTGCTTTACCTTTCCACATCATACCTGCTATTTCTTTTACAGCGGGCACTTCGTAGTCGTTAAGCTTACCATCAGTTCCTCTTATAAGATCTGCGGCAATATCTAAATTCATAAGCTTTTCTTGCATTAACTCTATCTTATCAACCTCATGTTGTAGTAAACATAGTTCACCACCTGACATCTCCTTGTATGCTTTTGTATTACGTGTACTAGATTCTATTACTTTATACTTTTTCAGTTTATCTGGTTCAAGTATTGCAGTGTGAAAATAGCCTCCTACTAAAAAAGCAGCAGATGGTTTCATTGGAGTACCATATGCTAAAGGATTGTTTAAAAGAGTGTATATGTCTGAATTACTTAAGTATTGTTTTCCAAACTTACCATAGTAATCTTCGTCATTTCTTAGTCTTTCAATAATTTCTGTTTTCTTCATTTATAATGTTGTTAGTTCAGTCAACTGTGTTTTAGTAACATTATATTTATTTGTAATAGCTTCTATCTTACCACCTGCTTTAACGTATTCTACGGCTTTTGAAAGCTGATCACCCGTTATGTTTGGTTTAGATGCTTGTTTAATTTTGCTAACAGCTTTTGAATCATGCTTGTTAGTACTGTCAGCATCTGCTGTGTCATCTATTAAAAATAAATTACCTAATGCATACTTCTTACCATAAGACGAGGCTGCACCAAACTGCTGAGCTGTTTGCATACCTTTTTGATTAAGGTCTACTCCTACTACTGCAGTTGCGTGTATAGCACTTTCGCCATCTGATATTGTTGCTGTTGATTGAATGATTGGAACAGGATCTGCGGAGATCATCTCCTCGGTTATTTTAACCGTAATGCCTTGTTCAATTAGAAATGGTTTGACAGCTTCAAGAATGTCTTCAGCTTTTCGGAAATAGTATTTACCGAAGCTGTTATAGCTTGTCTTCTTGGTTTTTAGCTTAGTCTGAACTATCGCTAGTTTTTGGTTTAATTCTTTCATATCAAAAGGTTTTTGGTCTATATATATAATTACATATAGATTTGTAAATTTAAATTAACCTGGTCACCTAACTTACAGGTAATCAAGCACTTGCGAGTGGTCTACATTTTCTATTAACTTGTCTACCGCTTGCTTTTTTAATTGAGAGACTCTTACATAAGAGCTCGATCCTTCGATTTTTAATTCAGCAGCAATTTCTTTAGCTGAATGCTTATCGCAGTCTAACCCATAACTAAGTCTTAACACATGATATTCTCTTTCGTCTAAATGCTTCTTTAACAAACCAGTTAAATAAATATTTAGTAAGTTCATATTATAAGGTTCTGACTTATCTGGTATTTGGTAAACCATATTTTCATCGTTGTTTGGTTTTTCATCTATGCTTAAAAATATAGAGTTAAAAAACATAGCAACCATCTTTTTATCTTTACCAAAGTTTCTACGTATTTCGTTTAGCTTGTGCTCAGGTATACGTATGTCACCCCTGTTAATATCAATTGACCTTCTAATTGCACCTCTAATTCTCTTTGATAAAAAACTTTTCATTGTTTTTTCTCTATCTTCAGATTCATTAAATAGTTCCCAATCAATTCTATCAACAGCTTTCGTTAAGCCAGCTCTACCTTCTTGTATTAAATCTCTTATAGTCATAACACCAGAAGCTTGTTGGCTTGTTGAAAATTTTCTAGCTATATTCTCTGCTAATGGACAGAACTTAATTATTAATTCTTCACGAGTATATAATTGATAGTTCTCACCGTGTTCAGGTAACCTAAGCAATGCTTGCTTTAAATCTTCTTTGTCGATTATATAGCCGGGTATATTATATTTCTTCATTTAATATTTTTTTTTCGTTTTTTAATTGCTTGCTCATGTTTCTATGTATTGTTCTAGTAGAACAGTCGAGCAAACCAGCTATTCTACTTATTGTAATCTTTTTTCCAAATTCATTTAAATCTAACATTGTTTGGTAGATTATTTCTTCATCTACATGTGAAGATCTACCTATTAATTTACCTACAATGCTTAACTTTTCACTTAAAGTTAAACAATTATAAGGTTTAAATACTACTTTACGCATTTTATTTGCTGGTGGTTCACCACCTATTGTCATAACGTTATCTATCATTTCATCTAGTATTCTACTTTTAATAAAGAAGGTGACAAATCCATTTTCCTTATTAGCTATAAACCTAAACAAGTGTTCCATTAATAATGGATTACCATGTGGTATATCATCATTCAGGTAATATAATACAAGCATATGCCACTTTAATGATTTATACGTGGTTATCTTAGCCTTGCTATTAAACAAGTGATAACATTGGTATGTACCATCAGCGTAGTATTTATATTGTTTGGTTTCAATAGTAGGTGTATCAGTATCAGGATCTCTCCTATAAACGATGCGTCTATCATTTAGCCATTTCAATCTTCTTTCTTGTGACATAAGCCTGTTACTATTTATAATGTAATAATTCCAGTAAGCTTGTATACTACATTTGTCTTTGTATTCATCAGGCATACACTGAGGAGGTTGCTCAAACGCTCCTTCAGGTATATCATGAGGATATAAACTAAGTTTAGATTTACATTTAGTTATTGATAAATGTTCTTTACCATACCTAGCAGTATATTCTCTGCCTAATGCTTTCATGTGGTTATATAACCATCTGTAATGGTTTTTGTTTTGTCTACACCATATAGTTGATGGGTGATTGTAATGAGCCTTTTTGTATGGTATGTAGTCAGCGTTGATCTCATGCTTCTCAGCATAATGATGGTGAGCAGTACATAACATTTGAGCTGACTCAAGTATCATCTTTACCACATGTTTATTATATTGTAACTCCGCCGCTTTGTATGGGCATTTAGCTAAATAAAATATATTCATTGTTATTATCATTATATAGTTTCCATATTGTCTTACTCATAATTACGTATACATTTAAATAGCGGGTGTCTGTATGAACCTGCTTTAGTTCGTTGAAAATAAGTAAAGGTAGCACGCTGACCTATATAGTCATTAACTTTCAGTAACATATTTGCGAGATCCTTGTAGGTATAACCTTTGCCCGGCGGACAACCGAACTTTATACCTTCGTCATCTTGCATCAGGAACTTTCCGAGCGTGCCTTGTCGCTTACCCTTACCTAATTCATAACCTATGATGGTTGCTTCAGTATCGCTGAAGTCTTTGAATTTCATTAAGTCGTAAGACCTACCGTGTTTGTATAGACCATCTAGCCTGATAATAGAGCCTTCGTAACCTTGATCAAGGAAGTCAGCGTGTATATCTCTAGCATAATTATAACTGTCAACAAGTTTAGCTGGTACGTATTGTATGCTTGGACAATATAGATCTGTTGTTACTAGATTGTGCATACGTCTTTTGTAACTATCGTATACAGGTGTTGAAATGTAGTCGTACACGTGAAATTGCACGAGGTGTTGAGCATCTAGTCTGTCATCAGCAGTAGGCTTTTGCTTACGAACTAATGATATAATTTTTTCGAAATCATGTTTTAGTTTATGATTGTATAATTCGCCGTCAAGTACAACGTCTGGGCTATGCTTGAAGAACGATAGTAATGCGAGCTCTATATGAGCTACGTTTTTAAATTGTTTACCGGTACGAGAGTATGCACCGTCTTTAGTAAACAAGCAGCGGACGCCGTCAAGTTTAGGTTGTATATACACAGGTTGAGACCAGTCTACTCGCTTGTCGTCATACTTGTGTGCTAACATTGGTTTGTTAATTATCATTATCTAATTTGTTTTGTAATCTGTTAATTTTATTTTGTATTATCTGCATTTTCCTGTATTCTTCTTGCTCTTGATACATCATTAGAAGAGTAGTAAGACGTGCAATTTCACCTATGATATGTTCTTCAGGAGTTTCTTTGAAACTTAAAGGCATATCTTCTAGCAAGTGCTCTATAGTTATAGGGCTTTTGTCATGCCAAGCTATATCTTTATCATTACGATGAGTGATAAGCTTGTCGGCTATCATAGATGCAAGTTTGTTTAATTCGTCGTCTGTCATATATATATTATCCAATCACGTTCGTATTTAGTTTGTATCTAGTTTCACCATTTGCAAAATCAGTGTATTCCATATCTTGCATATACCTAGATATAATCTTCTCTGGTTTTAGTACAAATACAGTTTCGCTTGAATAGTTGTCATAACAACTAACCCACCTGTCTTGTTTACCTGAGAATATAATATAAGTATACTGATGATCTATTCTGTTTACATCTTGGTATAAATAGCAACTGTCATAATACATATCATGAACTAATTTAGCAGCTAAACGGCTACCGTCACTAGTTGGGTTAGCGTGTAACCAATTAGCGATCTGTATACCTTGCCATTGAGGATAACCATCATGGTGTAAATACATATTTACATAGCTTTTGTCACTGAAAAAACTAGGAGGAGCAGCAAAACCAAGTTCATGGTCCTCTGCGTGTTTCCTATCTACTACCATTGTTAAGTTTCTAGTCGCCATATTTCTCTTTTAAATCAGAGTAGTTAGTCATAATTTCTATAATCTGATCTTTTCTTAGACCTGAATAGTCTGATACTACGCTTACGTTAAACATGTTTGTTACTCCTGACTCTTGCACATCTACGTATGCATTAAAATCTTCTTGTGTTATATTACTCATTGTTAAATATTTCTTTAATTTTACCGCTATCTCTTTCTGTAAATAAAGCATGACCTAAGAAGCAGTAGTTAATTATGTCTGCAAATCTAGATTCTATGCTCTCAGCTTTGTCAAGATGCGGATTATTGACATGAGCCATTACACTTTGTATCTGCTTATCCATGAATATACTCCATACTTTTATGGGAGATACATTTAATCTTTTACCTGTTGATTTAAAGTTATTTAAAACATCAGCGTTTTGATTAGTATATTCTGGGCCTTTTTTATTCATCGTTTCTCTAGCTACCTCGGCCAATTTAGCAGTTAGTACGTCAAATTCTACGTTAGTCATATTATTATTATTTTTAGTTGCGGGAGATGGATTCGAACCATCGACCTCAAGGTTATGAGCCTTGCGAGCTGACCAGCTGCTCTATCCCGCCGTGTATAGCATTAATCAAGTAATACCATATAAGCTTTAGCATTATTATGTCTGAACCAATCTAATGCCTTAGCCATATCTTTTTGTACTTCAAACGAAGCTCTACTGAAAGGTCCACCTTTCATTTCAATTACCATTTGAGAACCCATTATAAAATCATACATGCTTAATTCTTTTGCTGTTAGTTTATAACTTTCTCCACTAAAAGGATTTGTTACTGTATCTCCCGTAGTATACAATTGTCCTCTAAACCATTCGGGTAATTTTTGCTTGCTCATTTCGTAAGTATATTATCACCATACATAAAGCTCCAGCATTCTAGTTTATAGCTTGTTATATCACCGTAAGTAAACAAGTCTTTCATCTCGTCAATAGTTAATTCATTCCACATCATTTTAGACATAAGAGTATACTTAAGTCTTTTAGCAGAGTCATACTTTCTAGCACTAGCCTGCAAACTTGTTTTAACGTCGGGCAGTAATCTGTCGTAGACGGTCTTGATTTTTGTCATATTTATTATTTAATTATATTATCCAACTACATTCGTATTTGGTTTGTATTGTGGACGTGGCAGGAATCGAACCTGCGTTTATCACTGTCACTACGAGTGGCTTTGTACAACTGATACAAGCTTGAAGCCAAGACCTCGATTTAATGTTAGGTGACCATACCATTTCACGCCCATAGGTAGCAGTTGCGGACTGGTAGCTAACTAGTATTATCATTTATCCGCTCTTTCTGTTTTGCGTACCATAGTAGGATTTACCGCTAACGTGACCAGTATGCCGCCACCATTATCACGCCTCAACGTGACATTATTTCTTCTATTCTATTAATAACTTGCCATTTATCTATAACATTACCTTCATACTCTTTTAAAGCTTGATCTATGTCTAGTAATTTTTGCTCATTACTCAATGCTAGTAGTTTGTTTACTAGTATTAAATCTTTATCTACGGATATAGATATTTTATTTTCTTCTTGCATTTCGTGCCATGCTTTTACTGAATCACTCATAGTTATATATTTCTTAACATTGTTCCATAGCCTCGTCTAGCGGTTAGCTTGCGTATACGTTTCGCCTGATCCTTCGGCATAATCTGGATAGTATTACCGGTTTTGTGGTAGGTGATGTTAATACAACCGTAAGCTTGTACGGTACTGCATTCGACGCAAGAGGTATAGCCTAGTGCCAACCGCTGCGGAGGTATTATATTTTTACATTTACATTTTGTTGTCATACAATTATATTATCCAAATTAATTCGTATTTGGTTTGTGTTATTCTTCATCTTCACCGACTACTTGATATTCTTCGTTGTCATCATCCCACTCGATTAAACCATTTTCTTCACATATTTGTTCCCACTCAATGTGTAAGTTCATCTTCAATACCCTCGTCACAATATACTTTGTCGCATTCTTCTATTTTTTCCATGAGTATATCTTCTAAATCATGAGAATAGTAGTATATGTTCTCGCATATATCTAGTTGATTCACCTGCGTATCTGCATAAGTATACATCATAACTATCAGCGGTGCATACTCAGTACTCATTTCAAAATCATAACCACCTGTGTCCATTCAGATTCTAATGTACAATCGTGGTGATCTAAGTACAATTTCTTATAATTTATTTTCCATTATCTGTTTAAATAGTTTCTTTAAGTAAAAGTTCTAACATGTAGTTTAATCTTGTCAAGCTCACTGTAATTAATTAGTCTTGCGTGTAGAAATATATTCTTTTGTGCTAGTATACAAGCCACCTTTGTCATTGTCGAAGAACGTGGTACCTAACATTCTTGCTTGTAAGTGTTTATTTAAGTTGATAGTTAGATGAGCAAGAGTTTTGATTTCTTACATAACCCGACTTGAAACAAGCTAATCTTAGTCTTCTATCAGGTGAAGCAATGAACTTAGCACCATTTGCATGAGTAATTTCTAGCAGATACAGGAAACTCGAACTCACTTGTGCCGTTTATAGCTTGTCTTTGTGTGGTAACTTCTTTTATATTGTGCTCGACTAGTAGAGCTCTTGCGAAACGAGTCTTCAAAGCATTTGTCTGTTCTTGTCTCCACGTGTAAGGATAATCATGTCATATTATTTATTGTTTTAGTAAGTAGTTTTCTAGCCATTCTTCACTCATCTGCATTGGTTTTGGGCAATGCTTGTTGTGTATTTTAAGAATATCTTGTGACCAACCACCTGATTCTTTTATTTTATTATCAATTAATTCTTTCTGTCTTCTGCCTGATGTATAATATCTATTATCATCTGAGTACATATAAGTCCAGTCGTGCGCTTTAAACATTTCTTCTAATGTTAAGTCATCAAAGTATTTTTTATTAGACATAGATTTCATTATTTATTTTGTAAAACTTCTTAAATGAGACATATTTTTTGTCTCCTTTATCATAGTACATAGTGTGAGGCCACCATTGTAGCACTTCATTACCTTCATCTGTTGTTAGTATAACATTTTGAGGTTTGCCAAGTGCATTGTAGTTAGTAAACTTAAATTTATTCATATTCATTATTTTATATTATTATCCAACTCTTTTCGTATTTAGTTTGTATAATGTAAGTCAGTATATTCTTCTACAGTTATATATTTACCTAACTCATTAGAGTAAATCATATTATCTATTACGTGCTCGTCACTGAATGACCACAATTCTTTGTGTGAGTGTTTTCTAGTAGAAGTCATAGTATATGTCTGTTACATGAGCGCGTTCGTCATAAGTTAGTAAATTCCAATGTTTTCCGTATACTCTAAATGATATTTTGAGTAAGTAAGTATTTCTATGTGCCATAATTATTATTTTTTATTAGTTGATTTATAAAACTCAATTCTTTCAAGAACATCTTGTCTTGTTATTTTTCTTTCCATTTGTTGACCTATATAGTAAGTCATATCTATTTGCTTACCATTTTCGCACTTTAAAATCCACTGCATATTATTTAATTTTTAAATTGTTAGTTATTATTTCTAGTTGTTGCTCGTCAGTACACGTAGCGAAGCCGAATTCACCATATGTTTCTTGTGCTATTTTATCTAATAATTCTTGCATAATCTTTATTTTAACATGGACAGAATATCCACAGTGATATGTATAAGATATAAAATACTAGTGCTACAAACAAAAAGTTTATTATTATATCTGTTTTGTTATTTTTATTCTTGTTTACCATCCGCCAAAAGTTATAGTTGGGTTAGAGAATGCTAGGTGGAATATAATAGTTATTATTCCTGTGAATGCTAGTGTTGCAAGCGAAACCAATATTGCATTGATTGCAAAGTGTTGAAACTTTCTTTTCATTTTAATTATTTTAATTGTTAGATGAGTAGGTGAGAATCGAACTCACAGAAACCATTTACTCAATTACTTGTTCGCATTTTTATACTTATAGAAACAAGTGGAACTTAAAGTTGCTAGTAGTTTACTATTGTTCAACTACTTCTCTAGCGATTACTGGAACACTTGTTGAAGAAGTGTAAGATTTGTACTTTATGAAACATGGCATAGTAGTTAGTTTACTTTTCATTACTTCAAACACTTTATCGTGATTGTAAGTTACTGTTTTACCATTTTTAAAGTTAACAGTGATGTTTTGATTTTTACCTACTAGCGACTGTCTGATGACAAATCTTTTTGAAATTAAATTACTCATATTATATTTATTTATTTGTTACATTATTATTATCCATTCGAGTTCGTATTTACATTGTGTAAAGTATATACTTTGTTTAGTGAGTTATATTAGCTGTGTAGTATTCCGCACTGTCTCTCATTGTCTAACTATTATCTTTGTTATTAGTTACATATATATTATCCATATGACTTCGTATTTGCTATGTAATTAGTTGAATGTCAATGTGTCATGTCATTATGTCAGTGTCAGATAGTCATGACAATATGGCATGGATGGGAGGGCGAGGCGAAATGCTATACATGGTGATGATCAGATGACAGCATAGATATGTGATGGTGTGAACGAATTAGCACAGGTGAATATGATGGGAGGAGGAGATGCTATACACGGAGTATATACGATGAAACGTGGATAATAAGGTGGGGCTGGGCAAAAGAAAGCGGTTTTCCTCTGGCGACGGTGGCGGGAAAGAGAGGGAGCAACACAGTATCTCTAAATATTTAACAACTTTTGAAATATGTGACAGTAGCCTATATAAGTATATCTAGTAAGGAGCTTGTGTCACACTTTCTATTAAATTTAAAACAGAGCGTGTAATAATAGTAGTATGGCAAAGAAAAGACCGGGTAACTCCCAAGGATTATCAAGAGAAGCATTAGCTGCAAAGCGTGCTAGAGACTTAGCTGCGGCTAATACTAAAGACAGAGAAGAGAAACGTGCGGAGAACCAAAGGATAGGCCAGCGCTCAGATAGTGATTTACACCACACACCAAGCGGAGCGGTAAGAAGAACCTCAATAGCTTATAATCGAGCTACACACAGTAGAGGTGAAGTAGCGTAACAGAGACCCGCTATAACCAAAGTGTCTCTTAACCTAAATACCAATACAATGACGTATTTTTATTACAAGACTAATACGTGGAATAGTCAACCACAAATCTCCGAAGAAACTATAAACCTTTGGAAACACCTTTCAGAAAAGAAAAACTGGAGGATTGTACAACTACCTAACGGTTTCTTCCAAACGGAATACAAAGACATCGATTGTCCATGTGATCCTAAAGAAGATACATGCTGTGAAAAATGGCATGACGTCACAAGAAGAGAAACTATAGAAGGTGCTGAAGCTGCTATTGATGGTAGCATCGAGCACTACTCTAAGAAAGTCGACTTCTTAAAAGGACCAAAAGTAGTTAAGACATTTAAGTAAAATCAATTTAATTAAATTTAATCAAATCAAATGGAATACAATAATCCTAGTCGTTATGTAAAAGAATTACATTTTGGTAACGACGCAAAGAGTCAAATCATTGCTGGTGTAGATAAATTAGCGAAAGCTGTTAAGTCTACATTAGGCGCGTCTGGTAAATGTGTTATTTACGAAGATGCAATGGGTAAACCGATTATCACAAAAGACGGTGTTACAGTAGCAGAATCTGTAGTCTTACACGATCCGGTTGAAAACATAGGTGCAACTTTAATAAAGGAAGCGGCCAGCAATACGGTGAAAGAAGCAGGTGACGGTACTACTACAGCTACCGTCCTTGCTCAATCACTTTTAAAACTAGTTAATGATCCAGAATATAAAGATCATTCTACAAGAGATATTAAAAATGGAATTAAATCAGCAAGTGAAAAGGTTAATAAATACCTTTCAGAACACGCCACGCCAGTATCTGGCAATATGTTACAGAGTGTTTCATCAATAAGCTGTAACAATGACAAGGAGTTAGGCGATATAATTGCTGATGCTTATGATAAAGTAGGTAAAGATGGTGTAGTTTTGATGGAAGAATCAGAAGATGACAGAACTTATGCAGAAATAGTAGATGGAGTTCAAATAGATTCAGGTATAACATCACAATATTTTATAACTGACAAAGACAAACAGCGATGTGTTTTAGAAAACCCGCTAGTTTTGATCGTATCTTCACCTATACCTAACATAAGAAAGATACAAAGTATATTAGAACATGTACTTAAAAATAAAAGATCACTACTTATTGTAGCTGAAGTAGACGAGCAGGTCAAATCAGCACTATTAATGAACAAGGTTAAAGGTAATATTAAGGTAAATATTATTGACACACCTGGTTTTGCAACTAGTAAGAAAGATGCTATTGATGATTTAGCCTTTTTAACTGGTGCTAAAGTAGTAAATGAAGAGCTTGGAGACGATTTAGATCTGATCCAGCCAGATTGTTTGGGTGAAGTAGTCAAATCTGTGACAGATAGCAGAACTACAGTCCTTACAACTGGTTTTGTAAACGAGGATTTACAGGAAAGGATAAAAAACGTAAAGAAAAGCATTAAAAAAGAGACAAAACCTTACTTTAAAAAGAAACTACAGGAAAGATTAGCTATGCTTTCTGGCTCTGTAGGCGTTATAAAGGTTGGTGCTGACTCAAAAGTAGAGCTAAAAGAGAAGAAAGACAGAGTTGAAGACTCTATATATGCAGTAAAAGCAGCTTTACAAGAAGGAATTGTACCTGGCGGAGGCGTTGCGTTGTTTGACGCATCAAAAAACATCGAACCTAGCAATGTAGGTGAAGAAATATTGTTAAAATCTATATTATCACCATTTAATACTATATTAGACAACGCTGGACTCGAGAATACTAAGAAAACAGGTATAACCAAAGGTTACGGAATAGATGTAACGAATGGAAAATACGTAAATATGGTAGAAACCGGTATAATTGACCCGGTTTTGGTAACAAAAACGGCACTAAAGAACGCAGTTAGTGTGGTTTCTACAATAATTTCTGCAGATTGTGTAATTAATAACGTGAGAGTCAATGAAAGCAATTAATTATAACATCGTAATAGAAAAAATTAAAGAAAAACCGCAAAAAATAGCAGGTTTAGAAATAACAGAAAAGTTAGATAGTGACAATAGGTATCTAAAAGCTAGAGTCATCAGTGCTGGACATAAAGTAGAGTGCATACAAGATGGTGATATTATCTATTATGACAAAAACAATGGGCATGGTATAACTTGGAACGGTAATATGTATCATGTTATATCAATTGGTAACGTTGTTTTAGTAGAATGAGGATAAGTGCTCAAGATATACGCGAAATGAATTTATTTAAGTATTACAGGCTTGTTAGAAAATGGGCCTGTAAAACTTATGACTTAAAAGACGCTGATTTAGAACTTTTAGTCTATTTAGATTGCAAATCGCGATTTACACGTAATGACTTTATAGATGGTGTTTACACTTACTCATGGGATAAAAACCGATGGGAACGACTTAGGAGAGAAGGTTGGATAGATGTATGGCGTCAAAGAAATAGAACTACAATTAAATATAGTATATACAAAACCTCATTTAAATGCTCTCAACTCATATCCCGTATATACAGAATCTTATTAGGTGAAGAGGACCTTCCCACATCAGAACGAAATAAATTTTTTAATAACAAATCATATACTGATAAAGTTTACAATAAAGCTATAGATGATATGATTAAAGATAAAGACAGATAATCATGGGAAAATCAGGAAAAAAAGCAAGTAACATTTTTCAAAATCCAGGAATTGCAAACAATAACGGTATTGTAAATCCTAAGTTACCAGGAATTGGATCTCCAGGCAAGTATAAACCTGCAGTATCTAAATTTGCGCCTTTAGCTGCCGTAGCTGGTAAAGCTCTTATGGGAGCTGTTGCTAGTAAAGCAGCTGATAAAATGACTAAGTAATGGGTTTTAAGTTAAGTAAATCTACTGAAACTTTATTTAATCAACAATCTACTGAGAAAAAGTTTACCCCAACATCACCAGTGTTTAGAAAAAAACTAGAACCTGGTGTTAAAGGTGAGGCGAATAAAGACGGTACTATATTTGCGGACGAATCCGTTGACCTCAATAGTGAGGAAGGTAGACACATGCTGGCGCATGAGCAAGCTCATATAGATCAGTTTAATACCTTGTGGGACACAAAACACAGAAAAATAGTAAAAGAACCTAGCGAAAACACTGTAGCATTGTTTGATTACGATGCTCAAAACGTTTGGTGGAAGGGTGAAGTTACAAAAAGAAAAGACATTATAGAGGGAGCTGGTAATTTAGCGTGGGAAAAAGACGCTGAAGAACGAGTTGCCGCAAAGTATGGTAAAAAAATCAAAAATAAACTAACATAATCATGGGTACAATATATCAAAAAATTAAAGCAAAAGCAGTTGCTAAAAAAATGGATAAAGATATTATTGCAGCGGCTTCAGGTAACGAAGCTCAATCAGCTAGCGATGTTGTCGCTTCTGTAGGTGCTGCATTATATAAGCCAACTGTAGCAAAAGACAAAGGACACGAGGGTGACGAAGACCCAGGGCATCCACACACGGAAGTGTTTGAAAACTCTACAGATGGAACAAGTATGGGTTCTACAACAGTAACAACAACTCCTGAGTGTTGAAGGTAAACAAAGAATGAGCTGGCAACAAGCTTGGGATGCTGATATGGATGGTATTAGAACCGGTGGTGGTTATGGAGGAAAGTTTGAGAATTATCTAAAAGACATGCAAACACAGAGAGGCGTAACTGATGAATCAAAGAAAAAATTTGATGATGTTGTAACAGAGAAAACTGGTTTAAAGAAAATTGGTAAGGTTGATGGCTGTTGAAGAAAAGAAAGAAGCAAAATTTACACCTTATACACAAAATAATCCAGGTACAAACGAAACTACGACAACAACAACTAAAACAGAAGAAAAACCTATGTTATATAATAATGATAGGTATTCTGTTAGAACTAATCAAGCTGGTATTGATATAGCTGATAGAAAACAACTTAAAAAACTAAAGAAGTTAGAAAAGAAAAGAGATGGTAAAGGTTTCTTAGGTTTGCTAAACAAGAAATCAGAGCAAGCAGGTGTAGAAGGAGATGAAAGATCTGCTTACAACCAGAGCAGTTGATGCACAAATTGAAAGCGTTGAAGCTGGTGGTGTGCCAGACGAAGCTAGAAATAATATATTTAAAACAGGTTTATTCAATAGAGGAACTGGTGGTAAATCACAACCTGGAACACCTGGTTCAGAAACAACTACAACAACTAATAAGTCTACTGAAGGTTCTAGTGGTTTAGTAGATTGGAACGAAGGTACTGAAACAAGTGGAACTTATGATCCAGCAACTGGTAGTTTTACAGTTAATAACACAGGGGCTTCAGATCCAAAAGTAGAAAAGAAAGCTTCAGAAAACATGGATGATTCTACCGCAAATTACAAACCATCTTTAATTGGTAATAACAAGTCTTTCAAAATGAAAGGCATGAAATTTAAATCATAATGCCAAAGAAAAAATTCTCAGAAACTAAGGTAGGTAAATTTTTATCTAAAGCTGCACCTAGTATATTAGGTGTGGCTGGTGATATTTTACCAGACGCTGGTGTTTTAGGTATGGTTAAAAACCTTATACAAAAGGACGATGTATTGCCAGCGGAAGATAAAGAAAAAGCGTTAAAACTATTAGAACAAGATATGGTTGAAATGCAAGAGATATCTAAACGTTGGGATAGCGATATGAAATCTGATTCATGGCTTTCTAAAAACACACGTCCAATGTCTTTAATATTCTTAACTGTATCTATGGTTATACTGATTTTATTAGATAGCTTTGAGATTGAATTTAATGTAGCTGAAGGTTGGGTTTCTTTACTGCAAACACTCCTAGTTACAGTTTATGTAGCTTATTTTGGTTCACGAGGAGCTGAAAAATTTAAATCAATAAGCAATAAGTAAAAGATATGGCAAGAATAAGTGGCTATACTAAAGACACAAATGTTAGTAGAGGAGATAAATTGCTTGGCTCTGATTCAAGCGGGGCGACTAGAAACTTTATCGTAGGTGATGTCCAAAAATTTCTAGCTGAATCAAATACTGCTGGTTCTAGTAGTAGCTTTACATATAAATATAATAATGGCACGTTGGGTAGTGGTCAAGCTAAGTTTACGTTATCTAGTGATAATACATTCACTAGTGTAACTAGTCTAAAAGTTAGCAAATACAACTACAACGAACCTGACAATCCTCTTAATAATGCTTTAGCTTTATTAGCTGGTAAAAATATAATCATTTACGAAACAAGTAATAAAAACAACTTTGGTGTTTACAAAGTAGATAGCTTTAACGTAGACAGTAACTCTAATTTTTATAACTTATCGTTAACCTTTCAAACAGGTAACGGTTCTATTGTAAATGAAAAAGTATACGGTATAGATATATACGCTGAAAGTGGAGGTGATAAAACATACGCTCACCATCACCAAACAACGTTCGAGCTGACATCATGGACAATAAACCATAACCTAGGTAAATTTCCTAGCGTTAGTATAAAATTTTCAAGCTCCGATGAATGTTTACACTAACGTCGGCGCTTTTGCTGGTGTCGTATACACTGATTCAAACAACTTAACAATAAACTTAGCAGCTGCTGAAAGTGGCTACGCATACTTAAACTAAAAAACAATGGCAATACCTATTTTAAATCACTTAGACTTACGAAGCGTATCAGAGTTGCAAAACGCGATCCTTCACAAGACAACAAGAGGCAACGCTAGTCACGCATAGCTGGTAAAATAATATACGACACAGGAAGTGTTTCACCTAAAGTTTCTCGACGGATCGGCTTGGATAGATCTTTCTGGAGACATAAGACAAGTAAAAGTAACAGACGATGGTGGCGTTGCTTACGATGTAACAGCTGGTAATTTTGATTTAGTTATATCTGGTGATACAGGTATAACAACTGCATTTGTACGATCTGGTGATCCACTTGCTTTAACCCAACCTTATACTTTAAAAATCGATCTTGACGACACATCTACCGACATGACCGCTACAAACAGTGGTGTATATGGATCAGCTACAGCAATTCCAGTAATCACAGTAGATAGACAAGGTAGATTAACAAACGCTACTACAGCAAGTGTAGCTACAGCTCTTACAGTAGATGCTGATACCTAGTGCTCAAGATGTAGATCTATTAACAGATGACCTACAAATAATAGGTACTGCAAACGAAATAGAAACAGCAGTAACAAAACCTGCAAAGTCCCTGGCACAAATGTTAAAGTACAAATTGGTTTACCAAATAATGTAACTATAGGTAACAATTTAACAGTAACAACTGATCTAAGCGTAGATGGTGTATCTAATTTAGACGATACTGACATAGATGGTACTTTAGTTGTAGATGGTAGTAATATATCCTTAGATTCAACCTCTACATTAAATATAGATAATTCTAATACTACAAACGGTATTACAATAGGTACAGCAACAGCTGATGTTCCTGTAACAATTGGTAATGCTAGTTCAGAAGTTACAATAGGTGATAACCTAACAGTTGAAGGTGACTTTACAGTAAAAGGTACTCAAACAACATTAAATGAAACTGTAAAAGTTGTAGAAAACAATACTATTGAATTTGAAGGTACTACAGATGATACTAATGAAATAAAACTTACAGGTGGCGATCCAACTGCTGCTAGAGTTGTTTCTTTACCAGATGCATCAGGTACTATTGCTTTAACAACTGACATTACGGCTAGACAATTTTCTACTACAATTGGTAATAATTCAGCAACAACAATAAACTTAAAAAAACATGGTGTAACTGTAACTGGTGCTGATAAAAATCTTCCAGCTTCAATAGGAAATGACAGTACTAAATTTATGATTCAGTTGATTGAAGTTGACACTGGGTTAACTGCTATGGCTGATGTGGTAAGAGGAGCTGACGGACTTGTTACTATAACATTTGCTCAAAAACCTGATACAGACAAGATAATAGTTCTTATCAATAAGATAGGTTAATAAAATAAAAAATATAGACGGTGCGTGAGTACCGTCTTTTTACTATTCAAATAAACTAATATGGCGATACCATTTCTTTCAGGCATAAAAATTAACACAGCTTTTGCTAGTGCGCCTTCAGATTCTATATTTTTATATACTGGTGGATCAAACACGCCTGGTGGTGGTAGTGAAATTATTTTTGGATCGTCTACTTCAGCAAGCACAGTTAACTATAACGCTAAAATAGCAGGTGTAAGATCTGCGTTAGATAATGGTTCATCTGATCTACAATTTTTAACTACTCACGTAACAACAGCCACTACTCCAAGTACAAAAATGACCATTAAATCTGATGGTAGAATTGGTATCGGTACTGTTAACCCTGAATCAAAACTAACAATAAAAGGGGATCCTAGCAACACAAATCAACCCACAAAAATAACTAATAGCTCTACAGACAACCATACCGGTTTATTTTTAAATGGTACCGGTAATGCCGTTAATGAAAAATACGGATTGCAATTTGGAGGTTATAATGAATATTCAATTGGTGGTATATTCGGTGTAATGGATTCAGTTTCCGCTAGTACATCAGGGGATATTACTATTGACTTTGGAAACGGAACAGCTTCTGGTGCTTTAATTGAAAGAGTTAGATTTACCCACGAAGGTAGGGTTGGTATAGGAACAGATAATCCAGGTTACAAGCTAGAAATTTCAGAAGACGGTGGTGATAACGGCACAGCGGATTTATTCTTTTTAAGAAACACTAATTCTACACGCGCTCAAACTTTTCAGTTTCAATTAGACACAGCTAAGGACTTAGTAATTACAGGTTCAAGTGGTGCTGGTGGTTTTAATTTTGTATCTGGAACTAGAGGCGCAACTTTTAATAAATATGTAAACGCTGGCACAGGTTTTAGAATGGCGTCTGGTCAAGCAATTGATTTTATAAATAGCAATATTGGTTATAATTCTATAGAAAGAAATACAACACTAGGTGGTTTACAAATTAATACCGGTGGTACTGCTTCGCTTAATATTTTAGATAATAGTGACGCGAGTTTTGCTGGTAGCTTAAGTGTCTCTGATATACCGTTTAATTCAACTTCAGTTTCCGTATTAGTTGCTGATGAAATTTTAGGTTCAAACTTAATAACAAATGGTGATTTTAGTGCTAGTACTGGTTGGGGTGTTGGTAGTGGTTGGACAATCTCTAGCGGCAAAGCTTCTGTTGATACTGCTTCAACTGTAGGATTAACGCAATCTATTAGTGTAGTAAGCGGAAATGTTTATAAAGTAAGTTTAGAAGTTAGTGATTATACTTCGGGTAGTTTACAACCGCAATTTGGTGGTAGTCAAGTTATTTCCCAAATAAGTGCAAATGGTAAATATGTCTATACGGTAACATCAAGTGTAACTAATACTGTTTTTTACTTATACGCGGTGGGTGACGCTGAGTTTACAGTGGACAATGTATCAGTAAAACAAATCACGTCTGCAAGTGATCAAATAAAGAAAAGAGAAATAAGCACTGATGTTTTTACAGGTGGCCCTTTCTTACCACTAGCCGGTGGTACAATGACCGGTAGTTTATTTACAGGATATATTGAAAGTAATAGTATAACGATAGACTCACACGCTCCTGGAAATGCTGTGTTAACTCTTCAATATGATTCAAATCAAGATAGTCCGGCTACTGTTGATAACAATGACATACTTGGTGCGATACATTTTAAAGGAATAGATGATAGTGCTAATAATGCTGTAACTGGTGTTTACGGTAAAATACTTGCTACTTCAGATGGTTTATGGGATGGTTCTGGTAATAGAGGCATTGATTTAAGTTTTCACACTGGTAAATATAGTAGTGGAAGTGTAAGTACAGCTGTGGCTTTAACTTTAGACAAAGATCAAAATGCAACTTTTGCGGCTAATTTAGAAACTAAAGGTATGCTCTCTGTTAGGGACGCAAGTAGTAATCATCAAGTAAAAATACAAGCCACTGTTGGTGGTACCAGTAGAATCATGGCTCATAATGGTAACACAGCTCAAAATCATGATTTAGATATTGTTTCTACACAAATAGATTTTCTCACTGGTTCTATAACAGGAAGTGATAACTCTCGTGCTCTTTTCTTAGATTCATCTAGAAATGCAACTTTTACGGGTGATATACTTACTAATACTGATAGTTCTTCAGATATAGGAAAAACTGATGCAAGATGGGCTAATCTTTGGGTAGATACTATTAATGGTGGATCACCTGTAACTGGTGGACCATTTTTACCTATATCTGCAGGATCTACAAAACCTTTAACTGGAAGTCTTTATTTTAATAATTCTGTTCATCAATTACTTTGGCCTCATACATCTGGTCAATCCACTAGTAGATCATGGTCGTTTATAGGTGAGCAAGGTTCTTATGGTAAGTTTGAATTAAGAATGTCAGATGCCGCTGATGATACACCTGATACAACTGTATTAGAATTTAACCGAAATAATGTAGCTACTTTCAAAGGGTCAATGAGGGTACAATCAGATGATGGCGATAAGTTTTTAGTTAGATCAAATGATTACACTATAGCTCGTATTATTTCTAGAGGTACTGGTGCAAACTTAGATAAAGGTCTATTCTCATTAATGAGTTCAGACGGTACTAATAACAATGTAGAAAAAGTTCGTATAGATTCAGCTGGATTAAGTTGGTTTGATGGGGGTAGTGTGCGTATTGGTGGTGATTTAGATGTTATAGGTAATTTAACTGTTGGTGGTACAACAACAACTTTAAACACTGAAACAGTAGAAGTTGAAGATAATATATTACAACTTAACACAACACAGGGAACAAGTGGTAACGCAGATACAGCAACAGCTGCTACATCTGGTATATCTATTTATAGAGGCGATGGTGTAACACAAGCAAGTTTAATATTTGACGATGCAGATGACACTTGGGATTTAACAGATTCTTTAAAAGTTGCAAGTGGTGTATTCACTAATTCTATTTATCTAACAGATAAAATTCGCTTTTTAAATAAAGCAGGTGATGGTTGGTTGACTTTAGCTACTATTAACACATCCGCTTCAGAGGCAGTATATGATTTAACAACGATAGGAACTGTTAACGCGTCTGGAACTGCAACTTTTGGGGGTACAGTAAGAACAGATGGATATTTACAAGTTATAAACGCGTCGGCGGAAATATGGATAGGAGATACTTTATCTGGCGGAGATGGTGGATTTATAAAATGGAATAGTACAAACGATTATTTATATATTGGTAATTCTTATAATTCAGCATACAATGAAGATATAAAAATAGATAATACTGGTAAAGTAACTTTTGGTAGTAACGTACAAGTAAAAAATGCTTTAATAGATAACGCTTCTGTAACATCCGCTACTACAACAACAACTGTTGCTAGTGTAAGTGGAACTACTTACGCAGCTGTATTTTTTGATTACGTTATTTACAAAAGTAGCAATATTAGAGCAGGTACTGTAGTCGCTTGTAGTGATGGAACAAGTGTATCTTTTACTGAGACATCAACTACAGATTTAGGAGATACATCAGATGTAACTTTAGCTGTAGATTATTCATCGTCTAATTTTAGACTAAGAGCAACTACAACGTCAAGTACTTGGAATATTAAAGCCATAATAAGAGCAATATAATGGGAATAACAAGGGGATTAAATATAATAACAGATGGTTTAGTGTGGGGTTACGATACTGGTTATGGTGTTGCTGACAAAAATACATCAACAAGATTTTACCAAGGTAAACCAACAACAAATTTAATAAATTTTGCAAATAGTGATCTAAACAATTGGACTAGTTATAGTAATGGAAATGACGGTGCATTTACAACTGAATTTGGAACTCTCGGTATGAAAATAAATAACAGAACGTCATGGAACGGAATGTATGCTGCTTTTAATGTAGGTACCACAGGAACATATACTTATTCTGCTTGGTTTAGATATAGAGGTGGAGCAAGCAATAATAATGGCGCGGCGGTTTATGTAAGTAGTTATGGGGGTTCAGATACAGCTACTACGCTAGACAAGTCAATAATAGGTGAGTGGCAGCGTGTATCAAAAACCGTTAATGTAACATCTACATCAACAATGTTTTATCTAATATCTTACGGTGGTAGTCAAGCAAATGGTGATTCAAGCTCTTGGGATGTTACAATGCCTCAAATAGAAAAACAAAATGATCACACACCTTTTGTAAACGGATCTAGATCAAACACTACTAGTTTAATAGATTTAAGAAGAACAACAGACGTAAGTTTAGCCAACGTTTCTTTTGATTCAAACGGTCAACCAACGTTTGATGGTACAAATGATGAAATACAACTACCTGCTAGTAGTTGGAACAAAGTAGCTGATGTAACTGTGGAAGCTGTTGTTAAGATAAACGGAGCTCCTATTGATGGTAATGGTTATCATGTAGTAGTTCAAAAAGACGGAGCTTACAGCGGTGGTGCTGTTTACGGTATTCGTATTAGTGATAGTAGTGTACCTTATGGAACTTTTAGCACGGGTAATACCTCATCAACCACGCATGTTAATACAGTCACAGGTAATACGATGACCTCTAATAAATACTACCACTTAGTTTACACGAGAAAACCCGGTGAAAGTATATTTTATCAAAACGGAACACCAACACAAACTAGTACAAGCAATAGCGGTACTATTTATAATAATACAAGTACAGTTACAATAGGACAGGGAGATGGTAGGCAACTGTATGGTGATATACCTGTAGTAAAAATACATGATAGAGTGTTAACTGCTAGCGAAATAAAACAAAATTACAACGCATACAAAAACAGATTTAATTTATAAATTATGAGATTTGAAAACAGAAGGTGGTTGGTAATACCAACTGATAAAATAGATGATATAAACTTTGATCAGGTTTTAGAACCAAATAAAGAATCTTTAAGAAAGTCGGTAGATGGAGCTAAAACTTTTGTAAAATATGAAGTAACTATTATAGAGAAAGATATTGTTGAGACTTATTCTGAGTTAGATACAGGTGAGGAAAAAACAATTACTCAAAAAGCTGGTACTTATGGTAGACCAGATATGTATAGCACAGACTACACAGAGTATAACCATGAAGATATTTTAGCTTTACTAGCTACAGAAGCATGGACTAAAAACGAAAATAAATAATAAATGGCAACAAAATTAGGACCAAATTACGTAACAGATGGATTAGTCTTTGCTGTTGATATGAGCTCTAAAAGATCATATCCAGGAAGTGGAACTACTCTTTATGATTTAACGGATAATGGGTATAATTTTACATCATCAGATGCACCAGATTTCATTAGTGTAAGTGGTATAAACTGTATGGATTTTACTAGTGGTCAGGGTCACTATATGGAGAGTGTTATAACTTCCCCTTTTAGTGGTGATAACTTCGCTATTAGTGTTAGCGCTATAGTTAACGAAAACTCAACAGGTAGTTATAAAGGAATACTAACACAACACGAGCAAGATGGTTATGACTCTATGGCTTTTATTTCATATGGTGGTAAATTTGCAACTGATCACTGGTCTCCAGGAGGTCGCCACTTAACTTCAGCACATGGATCAAATCAAATACACATGGTAACATGGACAATATCATCATGGGACGACCACCAAACAACTGCTCATAAAATATATTTAAACGGTGTGGCTCAAGCAACAACAGCATACTCGGTAGATACCGTTGGAGCTTTAGTTGCTGATAAATTTAGAATTGGTAACTGGCAACTAAGTAGATCTGATATGGATTTTGATGGTCAAATATACGCTGTTAGTTGTTATAATAAAGAATTAAGTGCGGCTGAAGTTTTACAAAACTACAACGCTTATAAAAATAGATTTAATATATAATGTACACAGGACCGAAAACAACAAACTATGGTTTAATATATGGCTATGACACTGGTTATGGTGTGGCTAACAATCACACAAATACTAGATTTTATCCAGGTGAGCCAACAACTAATTACGTAACAGACTCTAGTATTTTAGGAGCCGGTTGGACTGGTAGTTTCAGTTTAATAGATTCAACTACAAAATCGTTTCAACTAAACGTTAATAGTTTTCATACAGATGGTGCAGGTTGGAGATCTTTTATGTGGGATATGAGAGCACACACTGGCTCTGCCGTAACTATATCGGCAACTATAGAAATTCCAGATGATAGTCCGGGTGATTTAGCTTGGGTTATGATGGGTCAAGCTAACAGTGGGGGCAGTGGAACAACTACCGCTACTTATCTAGGTTATTCAGCTAGTAGTGAAAGATATTATAAAACCACAAAAAATACAGAGCGTATAAGTTGGAGTGGTACTATTGGAAATACTGGTACAGCTAACCAGCCTAACGGTATTATTGGTTTTACAGTATGGTATAATAGCGGTACAAACAATACAAATTCTTTTATAAAAGTTTCAAATGTTCAAATAGAGAAAAAATCTCACGCAACGCCTTTTGTAAACGGAACAAGATCAGCTACAGCTGGTTTGATAGATTTAAAAAGAACAAAAAACATAGACTTATCTAATGTTTCTTTTGACTCAACTGGTCAATTAGCTTTTGATGGCACGGATGATTATATAAGTTTAGGAGATGATGAAGATTTTGATTTTACTGATGGTATTCTAACTGTTGAAGCCGTTGTAAAGTTTCCAAACAGTTGGACTAGTGGTGATCAATACCCAAATATAGTAAGTAAAGGTGGATCTGCTGGTTGGGACACTGCTGGTTGGTCTTTATTCGGATTTAGAGGTTGGCCTAGTGGAAGTGATAAGTCTTGGGGCTTTGCACTACGTAATGGTAGTTCAACTAGAGTAGCTAGTAGAAATGATGTTGCGGAAGATGTTTTTGTTCATATAGCTGCCACTTTAGATACAAGCACAATTAAATTATATGAAAATGGAGTTGAGGTTGCGTCAGTTAGTCAACTTTACAAACCAGAAGCTAATACAACTAGTTTTTTAATAGGTAAAGGCCCTAGTAATCATGAATTCCCAGGCGACATACCTGTAGTAAAAGTATATGATAGAACATTAACAGCAACAGAAATAAAAGAAAATTTTAACTCGTTAAAAAACAGATTTAATATATAACCCGGAAAATGAAAGGTAATTATGGCAAATGAATTTAAAGTAAAAAAAGGTCTCATAGTAGACGGATCAAACACGGTTCTTGATATTCAAGGAACTCAAGGACAGTTATTTTCTGTAACAGATAGTCTCACAGGAGACTTGTTTTCTGTTTCAGACGTATCTGGTATACCTATATTAAACATAAATTCAACTGGAGCTATAACTTTTGATGGTTATTTACCTGATAACAATAAATTAAATTTTGGTGACTCTAATGATCTTCAAATATATCATGATGGTTCAAATAGTTATATAGACAATAACACAGGTTGGTTAAACATACCTGTCAGTCAAAACGGGGTGAGTATAGCTAACGCAGATTTTAGTTCGTCTATTGCTAGATTTCTTCTTGGTGGAGCTGTACAACTCTACTATAACGGAAGTAAAAAGTTTGAAACAACAGCTAACGGTGTAAATATTCATGATTCAGAATTAGGGTTTGCTGAAGGACATGGTACAGCATCTCCTGGTACCGCGATTATTTTCGCTCCTTATGGTGCTGGAACTAATATAGGTGGTGGTGAAATGCAATTCTATGGTGGTCGTAGTACAGGCACAGCAGCGGGTGGTTCAATTAAATTTTACACCTCTCCTACGGGATCAAGCGGCTCTAGTGCAAATGCGCATATACAAGCTCTTTCAATAGATTCTTCACAAAACGCTAATTTTACAGGTGATGTTTCAGCTCTAGCAATGTTAGTTAATCCGTCTTACGCTGATAGCAATGAATATCTTTCGATACATAAAAGACAAAGCAAAGACGGTGGTATTGTTTTTAGGTCAAAACCAACAGGAGGTTCTGGGCAAAATGATTGGCAAATAGTTAACCATGCTGCCACAGGTGATTTAAGGTTTTATGCTTACGGATTAGGTGCGTTTGCGTTAACCTTAGATAGAGAGGTTGGTGATGCAACTTTTGCAGCAGACGTTGCAGTAAATGGGGGAAGTTTTAATTTAACAAAACAAAATGGTTCACCTGCTATTACAATGCTACGTGATGGCAATAATCCCGGCACTGATACTTTATTACAACATCTTCAATTTACAGTAGACTACGGTGGTACGCATCAAGAGTGGGGCGGTATAGAACATAGAACAACTAGTAGTGCTACAAGAACAAAATTAAACTTTAATGTAAAATCTACTGGTGGTAGTGTTTTAAATGCTTTATCATTAGACGGAACTACTAATGGCACAACAGCAACTTTTGCAGGTTCAGTAAGCGCTACTAGTGGATATTTTACAAAAGAAACTCATATTGCTGACGTAGTTGATGGACCTTTCACAGCTCTTAGGTTAATGAACCAGAAAACCTATGGCGCGGGTACTGGTACAAACGAGAAAATAAGGTTTGCAATGGGTATCTCTGAAAGCAGTGTAGCATTATCTGGTAGAGAAGGTTTTGTAATAGAACTTGGAATCGCAGATCAATCTGATTCTAGTAATGCAATTGTTGATTTTAAAGTAAGAGATGGTGGTGCAATAGGAACTTATCAAACAGTTACTGGTTCCGATAAATCAGTTGCTTTTGTAGGAAGTATATCAACACCTAGCATCAATATCACTAGCGCTTTAACAAATAGTATATTAATAGATTATACTGGTAATGACGGAAATGGCAATGATGCTGGATTAAAAATAATGAATGATGGCAATGATTGGGGTGCTTATATTAGAAAAGATAGCAACGCTGATTATGGAATCAGAATAGACTCAGGTGGAACTAATGCTTTTGCAATTTATTCAACAACTGGTGGTAGTGGAAAAACTTTTGGTGTTGATGGAGGTACGGGAAACACAACAGTTGCTGGTACTTTAAATACTGTAGGGTTACAAGTCACAGCTGATAATAATTTTTATAAAGAAACTATTAATAGTAACGCCGGAGGAGAATCATGGAATGCAAGTAATGGTTGGCATAGAATAATTGAAATAACAGGTGGTACTGGTAGAGGTAAATGTCATTTCTTGATACAAACAGGTGGTGGTACTGGCACACCATCTAGAGTTGAGGCTATAGTTAATACAGCTTGGTCAAATGCTAATGCCACATTGTCAATACTTCATAGTAGTTATCCAAACTTCATAACAGATATAAGAGTTGTAAGAAACACGACAACAGGTAAAGCTTTTGTAGATATAAAAGGTGGTGGTGAAGATTACGTTGAAGTAACAATACTTCCAGCTGGTTCTACATCTGCAGCTCTTGTAAACTTCACAAACGTAAATACATTACCAACCGGTGATAGTAAACAAATAGAAAAAACTATAACAGGTAAGATTATGTCTCTTGCCGCAGGTACTGGATCTAATACATCTGGTTGGAGACCATTCCAGGTAGGTTACGATGGCTCAATATCTTCTAGCGTGATAACAGCTTATTCACCAGCTGGTAATGCTTATGCCGCAAACTTTTTACCGAGTACAGGTAGCGGTTTTGCTAAATTTTATCAAGATAGTAATAATCACATGTCGTTATACATGGCTGCTGCTGGTGGAACTGCGAATGTAGTACTTAATTCCTCTGGAGTTTCCTATATAAAAGGTGGAAACCTAATCGTAGGTGGTTCAGCTGATGGTGGTGAGTTACTTCAAGTAGAAGGAACTGCAGCTTTTAACGGAGCAACTCATACGGATGGTATTATAAGGTCAAGAAAAAATGTAGTATCAAATTCTACTTATAATGTAATGTCATTAAATAGTAGTAGAACCGTTAATGACTATGGTGGTCTTAATAAAGACTACATGAAAATAGATTTAGTAACACCTGGTCCAAACACAGACGGTGGTGGTTCAGCTCATGGCTACGGTAACTTTTCTTTAAAACTAGCTAACACTGGTAATAGCACTAGCATGGGTGAGGTTTTAAACATAACATCTGGTGGTAACGCAACTTTCTTCGGTGATGTTTTTGGGGCCAACAACAAGGCTTTGTATATAAACAATATACAAGCAAGATCATCAGCTGGATTAAAACTAGGAAATGACAACAACAGTGGGTATGTATTTATAAAAGATACTGGTGAAGTTAACATTGGTACAACAGCTCCCGCTTCTAATACTAATTACGGAACAGGTGATTTAAATGTTGAAAATAATACTTTTGCTTCTGCTCAAATTATGTCTCATAATAGTACTGCAGGAAACTTCTCATTTTTAGGTATTGGAAAATCTAGTGGGACAGGTGCATTACCAACAATAGTACAAGCAGAGGAAACTGTAGGTTTAGTTGGTTTTTATGGTTATGATGGTGCTAATTATAAAAGAATAGCTGAAATTGGTGCTGATGTTGATGGAACACCTTCAGCAGGAGTTATGCCTGGAAGATTGGAATTTTTTACTAATTCAAGTTCCTCCGGTGCAGCTCCTGCAAGAAGACTTACAATTGATGGAAACGGTTATGTTGGGATTAACCAATCGGACCCTGGAGCTCATTTAGATGTTAACAGTAGTTCTATTTGGATAAATCCCGCGGATGGTAGCCATGCAGGTTTGCATTTTAGACAAGGTGGTACTTTTAAGGGTTTTGTTGGATATAACGATAGTACTGATGTAGTTAACTTTAGTATGGACGGGAGTATTAATAAAGGTGTAAATGTAAATGCGGCTGGTGATGTAGGTAATAGGTGATGTTTTACCAACAAGTATATCAGCAAATACCTATAATCTATCTGTTAATTCAGCAAGAAATGATTTATCAGGTGCGCTTATAAATAAAGCTAACGGAACTATAAAACATCAGCAATACTGGGATTCAAGTGGATATGGTTTTAACCTATCAGCTAATTCAGGTGATTTTAAATGGAAAGTTAATAACAACGATAGAATGGTTATTGATAAAGATGGTGGTATTGATATTAAAGGTACGTTAGGGCAATTGTTTTCGGTAACAGATAGTCTTATCTGGTGATTTATTTTCTGTGTCTGATATATCTGGTGTTCCGATATTAAATGTTAACTCTAGTGGCGCTGTTGACGTTTGATGGAAACGTTACCTTACGGTTATGCTGATAAAATAAACTTTGGCAGTAGCGGTAGTGGATTAGAAATATATTCAGACTCTGCTAGTAATTCATATATAAAAGAAACAGGTGGTTCAGGCGCTTTAGTATTCCAATCAAATGAGTATTACTTTCAAACAAATGCTGCGTATACTACAATGCAAGTAACACCTAACAGTGGTGTGGTGATTAACGCAGTAACTTCGGTAGGTTTAACTATAAATGCTGACACAGATAATGCCACAGAGTCAGATGTTCCGTTTTTATCATTCAAGATGGATGGTACTATGGAAAGACTACGAATAGGTGTTGACAGTTCTAATCACCCGTACATAAGCACAGATAGTGATAGTAATCTACCTTTAAAAATATTGACAGGTACTAATAATAGTGAGTGTGCAAGATTTAATGCTGATAATACTACAACTTTTTATGGGACAATAACATCAACCGCGGATGTTGTAGCTTACTCAGACAAAAGATTAAAAACAAACATTAAAACATTAGATGGTTCTAAAGTTTACAACATGAGAGGTGTTAGTTTTATTAAAGACGATAGAGAAGGTAGTGGTGTTATAGCTCAAGAATTAGAAAAAATAGCACCTGAGTTAGTTAGCAATGATAATGAATACAAAGCTGTAGCATATGGCAACATAACAGGTTATTTAATTGAAGCTATTAAAGATTTAAAAGCAGAAGTAGAAGAACTTAAAAAACAAATTAAATAATGGGAGTACCAAGTTCAGGAACATTAAGTATGCTTAAAATGGCTCGAGAAGCTAAACACGGCGACTACAATGGTACTCAAGTAATGGGTACAATATCTTTATACGATATGGTTAATGGTGGTAACGCAAATGGATCAACTGTTAGTTACCCAACGGTAAATGATAATTGTACACCTAATCCTATTACTAGAAACTCTCACAAGTTAGCTAACTTATCTAAATGGGTATCAGGCAACACATGGACAGCGCAAAATAATAACCTATATTTTAACAGTAACATTGGTGATGCGACAGACCTGGATGTTGGAGATTACTTGTTTACAAATACTAGTTTAACTACTAGTGCTGGTGCTGGTAGTTGGAGACAAAGCAACCAGGTCGCTAATAACGACGAATACCATTGCTATGTTTCTAACTCTTGTGCGGATACGTATATTACAACAAATTCAAGCGGTCAAATAACATTCATAGCGTGTGATTTTTGCCCATAAAAAACAGTATATATGTCAATAAGTTATCCATATAAATTTTCAGACTGGTACGGTTACGATAAAGACTGTACACCTGTTTCAACACCAAGTATCACTACTGATAATGCGACTCAAATAAGTAGTAGTGGAATGAGACTAAACGGTAATATGTCAAGTAATGGTGGTGCTACTGTAACAGCTAAAGGCTTTGTTTATTCATCAGGTTTATTAACAAACCCTATTCTAGGTGGTATGGGTGTTACAAACGTAACAGTGTTAAACCCAAACACCACAGGAGCTTATGGTGCCTCTATAGGTAGTTTATCTGCGAGTACAACTTATTATATAAAAGCATACGCAACTAACAGTCAGGGTACGTCTTATGGATCTGTTAGATCAGCACAAACAACAACAAACTATACAACTAGATATATTGCTGGTCCATTTAATAAAAATGTTTTTGCTTGTGGTCAACAGATAAATCAAGTTGTTAAGTTTACAGGAACGTTTGGAAATGGAACAACATGTTATGATAATAATTTAAATTTAATGAATAGCTCAAACGGAGGTGGTAAATGGTATGGTGGTCCACCAGCTTCAAGTTCAGGTTCCGCAACAAGTGCTGGTTATTTTTACATAGGCACTAATGGAGTAGTATCAAGTTACACACCTTTAGGATGTTAATATGAAGTCAAAAGGATTAGGAGATTCAATAGAAAAATTTACTAAAGCAACTGGTATAAAAAAAGTTGTAGAAAAAGTAGCACCTAATTGTGGGTGTAAAAAAAGAAAAGACAAACTAAATAAAATGTTCCCTTATAATGAGAATACAGGAGAGTAAAATACAAGAATACAATGGGACTTCTTTTAAAGTGGTAAAACAAGTTCTGCTTCCACCTAGATTCTCTAGAAGTATATTAGTTTTTAGCGACGGCGCTGAGATTGAAAACGAAGAGTACTATGCGGAAATAATGCTAGGTGATTGCTCTGAATGTGGAAAAATGAATAAGCTATATAAAGACTTCACGTATGACAAAGTGTTAGTGTTGGGGTTAGGTTTAGGATTATTAGCAGAAACGTTAAAAATAGAGAAAGAGTGTAGTGTTGTTGATGTTGTTGATAATAATCAAGAGCTTATTGATTATGTAAACTACATAGATGATTCAATAACAATTGAAAAAGCAGATGCTTTCACGTACAAACCTAGTAAAAAATATGATCTTATACTTGTTGATTTGTGGTGGGGACCTGAAGATATAACACAGGAAATAATAGATAATATTGAAAATAATTACAAATCTCATCTAGAGAATAATGGTAAGATATTAATACCTGTAATATATAAGAGTATTGAACAATGACAAAAGCGCTTTAATAATAAGATAAAGCGTGTAATAATATAAACATAGAAATAACTTAATTTTAAAACAATGGCATTAAAAGGATCATACAACTACAAAGGCATCGATTTATCTGACGCGTACGTAAAAATAACAGGCGTAACGTGGAGCACTAAATATGTTAAAGAAAATTATATAAAAAAAGAAGCAGTGTTAGATAATAATGGCTCAATTATAGAACCTGAAGTAATGGGTATAAGATGGGTTGATGTTACTACTGGAAGTTGGACAGCAGCGATTCATAAAGATAAAGACGCTAGAGACTCAAATCCTGGAAATAGTTTTTGTACAGTTTTTGGTAATTTTGATATAGATTTAAAAGCTACTGCTAAAAATCCAGTAAAACAAGCTTATGTTTACTTAAAGTCAACAGAAGCTTACAAAAATTATACAGACGTATAATATTCAATAATTTAAATTAAATAAAATGAAAGACGTAAAAGTAGAGGACATCGCTAAAGATGTAAAAAAGATTGAAAATGAAGAACTCGAATTAGTTCAAGGTAAAGTAAATTCAATCAATCAGGTTCAAATGCAAATTGAAGCTGATAAGGAAGATTAGTATCGGTAAAGATTATAAGAATGACGCCATGCACTATGCCGTTGGGCAAGAAGTGTATGGTGGTCATACTATATGTGACATATAGAAGAAGAAAATAAGTACAGCGTGTATATTAGAAAAGGTAAAGATGTTTTACCTTGGAAAGACTTTAATAAAAACATGGCTGTATCTGTAGAATATAACTTACAGTATTAATGAAGTCGGTTTACAACTTTGTTGTAACACCAGTAAAATCAAGATACAACAATACAAAAAATATAGGAGGTAAAGAACTTATAGTTAATACAGAAATATTCAACCACCAGTATGTTAGTAGAGAAGCTATAGTAAAAGCAATACCTACAGTTGGTGATACAGATATAAAAGTTGGTGATAAGGTTATAGTACATCACAATGTATTTAGAAGATGGCACAACCAGCACGGTATAGAAAAGAATAGTAGAAGTTATATTGATGAAGAAACATACCTTAGTACAACCAGATCAAATATTCTTATACAAAAATACCGAATGGCAAGCGCAAAAAGGATATTGTTTTGTAGCACCAGTAAAATCTACAGACAAATAAGTGTAGATAAAGAAAAGCCTTTAGTTGGTATTGTTAAACATACTGATGGTACAGTTAACAAAGGTGATTTAATAGGTTTTAGGCCAAGCTCAGAATATGAGTTTATTATAGACGGTCAAAAACTATATAGAGTACTTATCAAATTTTATTACAATCAAATATGAATATCAAGGAGACGAAGAAGAATATAATCCAAGCTGGGCATAAAGCAGTTGAAGAACTGATTAAAGTTGCTAAAGAAGCTATTGTAGATTCTGACGATGATATATCAGCTGACAGATTAAAAAATGCTGCAGCAACAAAGAAACTAGCTATATTTGATGCGTTTGAAATATTGAATAGAATACAAGAAGAAGAGAACATACTAGAAGGTAAAGAAACTAAAACCGAAGTTAAAGTATTTAAAGGTTTTGCAGAAGGTAGATCTAAGTAATGTACGAACAGAATTTACTTAAAATAGTAGAACCTATAAAAAAACTACTATAAGCAGACTTAACAAAGGTAAAAAGTGGAAGTATGGTTATAACAAAGAACACGATCTTGTAGTTATATCTAAGACTGGTGAGATAGGTGAGATATACGAGATACAAAACTTTCAGATAGCATTGCCAAAAGAGCGTAGTGTGTATAGCAACAAAGAAAAAAAGTGGAAACAGTTTGAATACCCAAAGAATTAGGTAGGCTTAAAAACATATTTGACTGGAGAGCATATCCTGAAGAAAAGAAAGCTGACTGGTTTGATTATATAGACGAAGAGTTTAAACGTAGAGATGAAGGTTTTTGGTTTAACAACAACGGTAAAGCAACATATATAACAGGTACACATTATATGTACTTGCAGTGGAGTAAAATTGACGTAGGTGCACCAGACTTTAGAGAAGCTAATAGATTATTCTATATATTCTGGGAAGCTTGCAAAGCAGATAAAAGATGTTATGGTATGTGTTACCTTAAAAACAGACGATCTGGTTTTTCTTTTATGTCATCAGCTGAAACAGTTAACCAAGCTACAATATCAAGTGATGCAAGGTTTGGTATATTATCTAAAACAGGAGCTGATGCTAAGAAAATGTTTACTGACAAAGTTGTACCTATATCGATTAATTATCCTTTCTTTTTTAGTCCTATTCAAGACGGTATGGATAGGCCAAAATCCGAGCTTGCATATAGAGTTCCAGCTTCTAAGTTCACTAGAAAGAAGATTACAACAAACGAAAAGCTAGAAGATTTAGAAGGATTAGATACAACTATAGACTGGAAGAATACAGGTGACAATAGCTATGACGGTGAAAAACTAAAGCTTTTAGTACACGATGAAAGTGGTAAGTGGGAAAGACCCGATAATATATTAAACAACTGGAGAGTTACAAAAACATGTTTACGATTAGGTAGTAGGATTATAGGTAAATGTATGATGGGCTCAACATCAAACGCATTAGACAAAGGTGGAGAAAACTTTAAAAAATTATATGGAGCATCAGACGTTACTAAGCGAAACAGAAATGGACAGACAGCGTCTGGCTTATATTCTCTTTTTATCCCAATGGAGTGGAACTACGAAGGATTTATTGATGAGCACGGAAGCCCAGTCTTCAATACTCCGGATCATGAAGTCTTCGATCCACATGGGGAATTAATAGATATAGGTGTTATAGACAGTTGGCAAAATGAAGCTGACGGTTTAAAAAACGATCAAGATGCTTTAAACGAATTTTACAGACAGTTTCCAAGAACTACTGAGCATGCGTTTAGAGATGAAACTAAAAACAGTATATTTAACTTAGTTAAAATATACGAGCAAATAGATTACAACGAAGAAATGTCTAGAACACTAGGTATTACTAAAGGTAATTTTCAATGGGTTAACGGTGTTAAAGATTCAACAGTAATATTTTATCCAGATCCAAAGGTAGATTTAAAGTAAGCTGGGTACCACCAACAAACATACAAAACAAAGTTGTAATTAAAAATGGTGTTAAATATCCTGGTAATGAACACATGGGTGCTTTTGGTTGTGATAGCTACGATATATCAGGAACAGTAGATGGTGTAGGTTCTAAAGGCGCTTTACACGGATTAACTAAGTTTAGTATGGAAGACGCGCCAGCTAATACATTTTTTTAGAGTACTTAGCAAGACCACAAACGCAGAGATATTCTTTGAAGACGTTCTAATGGCATTAGTATTTTACGGGATGCCTATACTTGCAGAGAACAATAAACCTCGTCTATTGTATTATTTACGAAGACGTGGTTATAGAGGTTTTAGTATGAATAGACCTGATAAAATATGGAACAAATTATCTGTAGCAGAAAAAGAAGTAGGTGGTATACCAAACTCAAGTGAAGATATAAAACAAGCTCATGCAGCTGCAATTGAAATGTATATACAAGATCCACGTAGGTATGAACAAGATGGTAGTTTTGGTAATTGTTATTTTAATGAATTACTAAATGACTGGGCTAAGTTTGATATAAACAAAAGAACAAAGCATGATGCTTCTATAAGCTCTGGTTTAGCTATAATGGCTAACAACAGGCATTTATATAGACCAAATGCTAAAATAGAAAAACCAAAACTAAACATAAGTATTGCTAAGTATAAAAACAAAGGTAATACATCTAAATTAATTAAAAAATAAATATGGCAGAGTCTGTTAAAAAAGTTATTTTCCTTCTCAAGTTGTAGTGATGCTGAAAAAAATGAGCTATGATTATGGTTTAAAAGTAGCTAAAGCTATTGAGAGCTGAGTGGTTTCATACTGATAGAGGTACTAATAGATATAAAACTAATCATAATAATTTTCACAAACTAAGACTTATATGCTAGAGGTGAACAATCAATACAAAAATATAAAGATGAGTTATCTATAAATGGTGATTTATCTTATCTAAATTTAGACTGGAAACCAGTACCTATTATACCTAAGTTTGTAGATATAGTTGTAAATGGTATTGCAGAAAGAACTTATGATATAAAAGCTTATTCACAAGATCCTTATGGTGTAGCTAAAAGAACTGAGTACATGGAAGGCTGCTTAAGAGACATGAGAACAAAAGAATTAAATGATTTTCTCAAAAGCTTTTGGTATTGATACTTATGAAAAATGATCCAGAAAAATTACCTGAAACTGAAGAAGAGTTAGATTTCACATGCAGTTAACTACAAGCAAGCTGTTGAGCTAGCAGAAGAACAAGCTTTAAACGTTTTGTTTGATCAAAATAACTACGAGTTAATAAAAAAAGATTTTATTATGATTTAACAGTTTTAGGTATTGGTGCTGTTAAAACTTTTTTAACACATCTGAAGGTGTTGTTACTAGTTAGATTATGTTGATCCAGCTGATTAGTTTATTCTTATACTGAGTCACCGTATTTTGATGATATATATTATGTTGGTGAAGTTAAAAAATACCTATAAATGAGCTTAAAAACAATTTCCACATTTAACTCAGAAGATTAGAAGATATAGTTTAAAACAAAAGTTAGTCAAAAATCAAATTATAACAAATCTGGTTACTAACAAAAGAATAAGATAATAATAAAGTTCAAGTTTTATATTTTAATTATAAAACATATATGAACGAAGTTTACAAAGTAAAAGAAACTGGTACTGGAGCTAGATAAGCTATAATTAAAGATGATACTTTTAACCCACCTGAAAATGATGAAAACTTTGAAAAGTAGCAAAGATCAGTAGAGTGTTTGTATGATGGTGCTTTAGTATTAGGTACTAATAAACTCTTAAAATGGGAGATGGCTAAAAACATGATGAGACCTAAAAGTGATTTTACTAAAGTTAAAATGAACTATAGTATTGTTGCTCCAGAATGTATAAAGGTAGAATAGAATCTTTAGTAAAGCGTATAACAGGTTTTGCTGATATGATACAGCTTACACATTTAAAGCTACAACAAGTATTGTCACGTATGGTTCCAGATGGTGTTTATTTAGATGCTGATGGTTTGCTGAAATAGATTTAGGTAACGGAACAAATTATAATCCACAAGAAGCATTAAACATGTTCTTCCAAACAGGTTCTGATAATTGGTAGATCAATTACTTCTGATGGTGATATGAACCCAGGTAAAGTGCCTGTACAAGAAATACAATCAGGTTCTGGTGGTCAAAAATGCAATCTTTAATACAAACATACAATTATTATCTACAAATGATAAGAGATGTGACTGGTTTAAATGAAGCTAGAGATGGTAGCACCCTGATAAAAAGCTTTAGTTGGTGTTCAAAAACTTAGCTGCTGCTAATTCAAACACAGCTACAAGACATATATTACAAGGTGGTTTATTTTTAACAGCTGAAACTTGCAGAGTGTTTATCATTTAGAATATCTGATATTATAGAATATTCACCAACAAAAGAAGCTTTTATACAAATGATAGGTGCTCATAACGTTGCACACTTGAAGAAATAGCTAATTACATATACATGATTTTGGTATATTTATAGAACTAACACCAGATGAAGAAGAAAAAGCTGTTTAGAAAACAATATACAAATGGCTTTATCAGCAACAAAAATTGATTTAGAAGATGCTATTGATCTTAGAGAAATTAAAAATATAAAACTAGCTAATCAATTATTAAAAATACGTAGAAAAAAGAAAGCAGAAAGAGATCAGCAAATGCAACAAGAAAATATGCAAGCACAAGCTCAAGCAAATGCACAAGCTCAACAAGCAGCTGCTCAAGCTGAAATACAAAAAGAACAAGCTAAAAAGCTGTTGAAGCTGAAATGGAACAAATGAAAAGCTGAATTAGAATCTCAAGAAGCTAATGCAAGAAGCTCAGTTGAAAAAAGAATTAATGGAATTCAGAGTTTGAGCTAAACATGCAAGTTAAACAAATGAAAAATCAAACGGTTAATAACAAAAAGAAAAATAAAAAGAAGATCGTAAAGACGAAAGAACTAAAATACAAGCTTCACAACAAAGTGAGCTTATAGACCAAAGAAATAGTGGAAAACCACCTAAAAACTTTGAGTCTTCAGGTAATGATATACTAGGAGGCGGATTTGATTTAGGTGCGTTTGATCCTAGATAACAATTATTAATTATTATTATATTATATTATGGAAAATGAAAAAAACACTAAAGCTGAAGAAGCTGAGGTAAAAGTTGAGCAACAAGAAAAAGTTGTTGAACCTAAAATTAAAATTAAAAAGAAACCTAAGAAGTTTGTTGAAGAAGAACCAGCTGTCATTAAGGTTGATTTAACTAAGAAACCTAAAGAAAAGGTTGAGGAAACAAAAGATGTAGCTAAACTCGATTTAACTGAAAAACCTAAAGAAGAGGTTGTAGAAGAAGTGAAAGAAGAGAAAGTTGCTGAGGTTAAAGAAGATACTGAAACACCTATTGTTGAAGAAATAACTGATGAAGTTGTTGAAGAAACAAAAGAAGAAGAGGTTCCAACTAAAGAAGAAGTAGTTGAAGCTATAGAAGAGTCTAAACAAACAGGTGTTGAGTTACCAGAAAATATACAAAAAGCAGTTGCTTTTATAAATGAAACTGGTGGTAGTTTAGAAGATTATGTCAGTTTAAATACTGATTACAGTAAACATGATGACATATCTTTACTTAGAGAATACTACAGAAAAACTAAGGGTCATTTAGACTCGGATGAAGTTGATTTTCTTATACAAGAGTCAATACCAAACGAGGATATGGATGACGAGAGAGAGATTAAAAGAAAAAAAATAGCGTTAAAAGAGCAAGTTGCCAACGCTAAAAGCCACTTGGACGGGCTAAAGTCCAAATACTATGAAGAAATTAAAGCTGGTAGCAAGTTACTCCCTGAGCAACAGAAAGCAGTTGACTTTTTTAATAGATACAACAAGGAAGCAGAAGAAAATCAAAATAGCAGAAAAACAAGCACTAACATTTCAACAAAAGACCAACGAGGTTTTTAACGATAAATTCAAAGGTTTTGAATATAACATCGGGGATAAGAAATTTAGGTTTAATGTGAAAAATGCTAACAAGTAAAAGAAATCAAAGTGATATTAATAATTTTGTCAAGAAGTTTCTTGACAAAAATAATAAATGTCAGATGCGAAAGGTTATCACAAATCTATGTTTACAGCGATGAACCCTGATGCTATTGCAAATCATTTTTATGAACAAGGTAAAGCTGATGCTTTAAAAGAAAGCATTGCAAAATCTAAAAACGTTAGCATGGATCCAAGGCAGTCGCACGCGAATGAGATAAAATCCGGCATAAAAGTGAGAGCTATTCCTGGTAATTCTTCAGCTGATTTCAAAATTAAAATGAATCGAAATAAGTTTAACTAATTTAAAAATTAAAAATTATGGCAATAGCTAGTACGGGTGCTGCAGGACAGCATCTAACTCCTAGACCTATTCAAGGGTTATTCGGAGATAATTATTTAAGTTTCACTGGAACAGGTGGAACTTTTGCTGCTCAGTTCTTACCAGAAGTTTACGAGAAAGAAGTTGAAAGATACGGAAATCGTACAATCTCTGGATTTTTAGGAATGGTTGGAGCAGAAATGCCTATGGCTTCTGACGAAGTTGTATGGTCTGAGCAAGGTAGAATTCACGTAGCATATGACGACGCTATAATCGTTGCGCATAACACTACTGCAAACAGATTAACAATGCCATCTGGCCACTTATTAAAAGTAGGTGACACGATCGTTGTTTCTAAAGGACAAGTTTCTTTAAAATGTTTTGTAGAAGCTGTTAACGGAACAGCGGTTGATGTTGGTTGTTATACAGCTGCAGATCTACAAACTATCAACACTTCAGCAGGTTCTAACGTTCCAGCTGTAAAAGTGTTTGTATATGGTACTGAATGGAAAAAAGGTTCTGGAAATCTTTCTGGATCTATCGACGCGCAATTCACTCAGTTTAGCAACAAGCCAATCATCTTAAGAGATAGATATGAGATCAATGGATCTGACACTGCTCAAATCGGTTGGGTTGAAGTTACTACTGAAGAAGGTGGCGACGGTTTCTTATGGTACTTAAAATCTGAGCATGAAGCAAGAATCAGATTTGAAGATCAATTGGAAATGGCAATGATTGAAGCGGAAAAGAAAGTTGCAAACTCAGGTATTGCTGCATCAGGTACTGGTGCTGGGATTACTGGTTCTGAAGGTTTATTCGCTGCTATCGAAGATAGAGGTTTAGTTTACAATGACCAAAACTTCCAAACTGACGCTACTGCAACTGGTATCGTAGAATTTGACAACATCTTAAAAGAACTTGATAAGCAAGGTTCTATTGAGGAAAATATGATTTTCTGTGGTAGAGATTTATCTCTTAACCTAGATAACATGTTATCTGATCAAAACAGAGCATTTGCTGCTGGTTCATCTTACGGTGTATTCAACAACGAGGAGAATATGGCACTTAATTTAGGTTTCTCTGGTTTCAGAAGAGGTTCTTATGACTTCTACAAATCTGACTGGAAATACCTAAACGATGGTACTACTAGAGGACTTGTTGATGATATTGAAGGAGTATTAGTTCCTGCTGGAACAAGTACTGTTTACGATCAAAACATGGGTAAAAACATCGCAAGACCGTTCTTACACATTAGATATAGAGCTTCTGAAGCTGATGATAGAAAAATGAAATCATGGATCACTGGATCTGTTGGTGGAAACTATACTTCTGACGAAGATATCATGGTTGTAAACTTCTTATCTGAAAGATGTTTATGTGTTCAAGCTGCTAACAACTTTGTATTATTCAAAGATACTGCTGCGTAAGCATAACAACAATTAAAGAGTTGGGTGCTTCGGCACCCGACCCTTTATTTTTTTTAACTATTTAATTATATTATATCATGAAAGTAAAAAATATTACAAAACCAAAAGATTGGGAAATAAAAGATAGAACATACATACTGTCAAGTGAAAGACAACCACTTATATTCTCAATACCAACAAAGCATACTAGTAAAAACCCTTTAACTTGGTTCGATTCAGAGCTAGGTTATCAAAGAGAACTTAGATATGCTACAAATCAACCATCTCCGTTTGTAGACGAACAAGAGGGTACTGCAACTTTAGGACATGTTGTCATGAGAAATGGATCAATAACGGTTCCATCTTCACAACAAAACCTACAACTTTTATTATCTGTATATCACCCATATATAAATAAGGGAATATACAAAGAGAAAAACGTTGTTAAAGAAGCAGAGAATCAATTAGATTACATGGAGGTAGAAGTTGAAGCTTTAACAATGGCTTTAAAACTAGATATAGATCACGCTGAAGCTTTACTAAGAGTTGAAATGGGTAACAAAGTTAGTAATATGACATCTAAAGAAGTTAAAAGAGATGTTTTATTAATGGCTAAAAGAAACCCAAGTTTATTCTTAGAACTAGCAAATGATGAGAATGTTGAGTTAAGAAACTTAGGTATTAAAGCTGTAGAAGCTGGAATACTAGCCTTATCAACTGATAGACGAGTATTTAGTTTAAAATCATCTGGAAGAAAGTTAATGAATGTTCCATTTGATGAACACCCTTACTCAGCCTTAGCCGCTTGGTTTAAGACTGATGATGGATTAGAGATGGTAAAAAATCTCGAAAAAAAGATGAAAATTAAAAAGTAATCACTTTGTAGTAGCAGTCGCTCTACGGAGCGATTGCATACTATAAATAAAAAAATAATTATGGTCAGTATAGACACGGTATATCAAAGAGTATTAGGTATTTTAAACAAAGAACAAAGAGGTTATATAACACCTCAAGAGTTCAACCTGTTAGCTAATCAAGCTCAATTAGATATTTTTGAGCAATACTTTTACGATCTAAACGCTTTTGGTAGAATAGATGGTAATGACACAACATATTCAGATATGTTAGATATACTTCAAGAAAAAATAGATATTTTTGAAAAATACAGAGTTGAGGTTGTTATGTCAACACACGCGTCACAACCAGGGCAAGGTACTTTACCACAACATTATAGAATGGGTGAGTTGTATTATACTGGGTGTTCAGGTGGACACGTTGAGATAGAAAAAATACAACAAAACCAAATACTACACATACAAAACTCACCTTTAACAGCACCAACAATAACAAGACCTGTATACGTTAGAGCTTCTAATTATACTCCTAGAGCAGGCGGTGCAGCTCAAACAGTTGATACTGAAACAGGTTTTCCATTAGATAGAGCAATACAAATTTATCCTACAACTATAACTAGCGGAGTAGTGTGTAACTATATAGCTAGACCTATAAAGGTATCATGGAACTATACTTTAGTAAATGGTTATCCTTTGTATAACGCATCAAACAGTCAAGACTTTGAACTACATCAATCTGAAGAAACAGATTTAGTTATTAAAATACTTGCTTTAGGTGGTGTTATTCTTAATGATCCTAACGCTTATCAGTTAGCTTCTCAAGAAGATCAAATTAATCAACAACAAGAAAAACAATAAGATATGCCACTATTCACAGGAACACAACAACAATACTACGGCTCTCAAAGTTTTGTAGGAAGCAATAGCGCGGGTCCTTTTACACTTACGTTCCCAAATAATCAAATTGGATCAACGTCAAATGTTACAATGCCTACAAGTGCTGGTGAGTTTAATGTTACTGTTGACGGAGCAAATCAAATCGCGGGTAATCATTTTAACTACGACGGTACTACGTTTCAAATAACATTCACTTCTGGTAACTTTCCAGCAAACAACACGTCTATAGTTGTAACATTGTTAAGTCCAAGTTTAGGTAATTATCAATTTATAAACCTAACAACGATTATAAATAACTTTATAATTGGTTACGTTGGTCAAGATAAAATAATTCCTAAAGTAAGAAGAGCAGATATAGCTTTCCACGCTCAAAGAGCAATACAAGAATTAAGCTACGATACTTTTAGGTCTGAAAAATCACAAGAAATAGAATTAGGATTATCGTTAAAAATGAAACTACCACATGACTATGTTAACTATGTAAAAATAACATGGACAGATATTAGTGGTATTGAAAGAATAATACTACCAGCTAGACAAACTAGTAATCCACAAGCTATATTACAAGATGATAATTACGATTATCTATACTCTTCAGATGGATCTTTAAACACAGCTTCTGATTCAGACACATGGCAATCTTTTCAAGACGCAACAGGTCAAACAGATGCTAACTCTGATTCTAATGGTGTAGATGAAACTTTAGCTGGAGGAAGAAGATATGGATTAGAACCGGAAAGAGCTCATGGTAACGGTGTTTATTATATAGACCCATTACAAGGTACTATAAACTTTAGCTCAGATTTATCTGGCAAAACAATTACACTTAAGTATATAAGTGATGGTTTAGGTACTGAAGAAGAAATGATAGTACATAAATTTGCTGAAGAAGCAATGTACAAATGGATTGCTCATGGAATATTAGCAACAAGAGCAGGGGTTCAAGAGTATCTAGTAGCTAGATTTAAAAAAGAAAGATTTGCAGCTGTTAGAACAGCTAAACTAAGATTATCGAATTTAAAATTAGAAGAGCTTACTCAAGTTATGAGAGGTAAGTCTAAGATAATAAAACACTAAACTATGCCGGAAATTAAAAATCAGTTTACCTCAGGTAAAATGAACAAAGACCATGATGAGAGGTTGGTCCCTAATGGTGAATATAGAGACGCTTTAAATGTTGATATATTAACATCGGAAGGTTCTGATGTTGGTTCTGCACAAAACTCTTTAGGTAACTCCATGGTTTCAACTCTTGGACAAGTTGGGAATGTGACTGTTGGTGTTTGTAAATATGGTAGAGCTGATAAAATATTGTGGTTAGTCGCTGGTACGACAGAAACTGATACAAAAATAGATTTAATAGCTGAGTATAATGTTGCTGGTGAAATGGTTAAACCAGTTTTAGTAGATGTGTACCAATGGAAAGGTGTTGTATCTAGTGCTGCTCAAGGAAGCACGACCGTTACGTTAGACGGAAGTATAGGTACTTATAACATTAGAAGAGACATGACTTTTAGTATTGGAAGTGTAACATATACTGTTGGAGCAGTTAATGGCAATACAATAACACTAACATCAAGTTTAACGGCCGCAATACCAAATGGCACTACAATAATATTTAACGCTGAAAGAGTGTTAAACTTCTCATCGAATAGGTATATAACAGGTATAAATGCTATTGATGGTTTTTTATACTGGACTGATAATTATTCTGAACCAAAGAAAATTCATATTAAAAGATGTGCTTCTGCCACGTTAGATTCTACCTCTCATACTAAGTTAATTATAGATGGCACTGATCATGGTTACATAAGAGAAAGAGATGTAACTGTTATTAAAAAATACCCATTAAACGCTCCTACTTTAACTATGGCCAACTCTCAGGTGGGTGGTCAAATATCTTCTAGCTTAACAACACCTGCTAACATGTTTCATTATAGAGAGGGTGATCAAAACGGTGATGTAATAGTTGTTCCAAGTGGTACTAGACATGGCGCTAATGTTCTTGATGATAATGGTGATCCTATAAAAGATTATACATCATCTAGTTCTGGTGTCAATTTACAATTAGACGGCACTGGTTTTCAATTTAGTCCTGCAAACTTATCATGGTCAGTTGGTGATCAGTTAAAACTAACTACAGAGATTGAAACTGTAGATTATGAGGTTAGACTTTCAATAACTGGAATTACAAACACTAGTAGTAACACAGTTGTTAGAGCTTCAGTATTAAGTATATCTTCTAGATTACCAAATATTGAAATCGATTGGGTTGCTGTTTTAGAAAGAAAAGACCCTTTATATGAATTAGTTTTCCCTAGATTTGCTTATCGTTGGAAATACGTTGATGGAGAGTATTCAGTTATGTCTCCTTTTTCTACTGTAGCTTTTTTACCAGAAAAAGAAGTTGGTTTTGATTATGAACCTGAAAAAGGTTATAACTTAGCAATGCTAAATCAATTAAGAGATTTAACAATTAGTGGTTTTGATAGTAAACCGGCAGATGCTATTGAAGTTGATATATTATATAAAGAATCAAACAGTACAAATATATACGTTGTAGAAACGTTAAAAGAAAACGAACAATCTTTTGAGGTTAAAAACGAAATATCACAAGGTATACTACCTTCAAACCAAATATTAAGACCTTATGATAATGTCCCAAGGTACGCAAAAGCTCAAGAAGTATCAGCAAACAGGTTAATATATGGTAACTACACACAACAGTACTCTATACCTGAAGACGCTTCTTTTGAATTAGAGTTAACATCTAATGATGTATCACCTGGAATACCTAAAACGTCAATGAAATCAGTAAGAACATATCAAGTCGGTGCTGTATTTTTAGATGCTTATGGTAGACAAACACCCGTTTTTTCAAGCGATAACGCTAGTGTAACAATACCCCAAAGTCTTGCTGTTAAACAAAATAAACTTAGGGTTAGATTAACATCTAATACTCCTGATTGGGCAACACATGTTAAGTATTTTATAAAAGAACCTTCTTCAGAATACTATAATATGGCTATGGATAGATGGTATGATGCTGAAGATGGTAATGTTTGGATAAGTTTTCCTTCTTCAGAAAGAAATAAATGTGCTGTTGATGATTTCTTAATACTTAAAAAAGAACACTCTAGTGACATTGCTGTTGCTAGTGATAACGGAGGTACTGTTAAATACAAAGTGTTAGCTATAGAAAATGAAGCTCCTGACTTTTTAAAAGAACAAAAAAATAGTATAGGTAGAATAGATACTCAATTTGGTAGAGGTGAAGATGTTACTGATGGTTTTCCTATAGAAGACGCGTTAAGAATAGTTATTCCAGGACCAAACATAGCAGACACATCTCTTGGTGAAATAGCATTAAATACAATAGCTAATAAATTTTTTAGAATAAAATCACAATCTGGAAATGTCAGTGAATGGTATGCTGTCGAGAGCGTCGCAAGAGAAAATAGAAGTGGAGCTGCTGATGATTTTGGAGATACTAATGATTATTACATTGTAACATCAAAAACACCTTTAGGACAAGATATTACTTTTACTGGGACACCAGGTAATAAGCTTGCGGGTTTACAGTTTGAATGGGCTGAAGAAAATGTTGATTTATATAACTCTGAATATGCTGGTAGATTTTTTGTAAAAATATATAAAGACTCTCTTCTTGATGAGCATATACTTTCTGATGACAATGCTAACGAGTATGGTATTGTTTATAATGAAAAAATGTATTTTCTAAATCAATCAGCTAATAGTAGAGACGAATATAACGGCCGACAAGTGTGGGCTATAGATACTAGAGAAGCTGATAAAGGATCTGGTATGACATACGTTAATCCTAGGATTGGAGAGGGAATAAGAAGAGGTAGTAAAAAACTTGACCTAACAATATGGGGTTGGGGAGATGATGAATGGCCATCTTGGCAGTACCCTAGTAGAAGTGACTTAAGTGGTTCTGATACTTATTTTGATATTTACCAAAGATTAAGAAAACCTGGTACTTATTTAAGATGGACAGATGATCCTGATCAATCTGTTTATAAAATAAAACAAACAAGAACAGAGTATATATTAAACTACCATGATTCTTATGGCTGGCATGATAACTATGACGAATGGGGAAGTAACCACGCTATTAGAATGAAATTAGTTTTAGACAAACCTAGTTACTGGGATCCAACAAGAGCTGGTCAATTTGGAGGTGTTTCACCAAGTGACACACAATCAGAAAACAGCTCGGGTCAAAATCAATATCCTTTAACTTGTTGGGATGCGGATAGAGGTCAATCAAAGAAATCATTTACTAGGTTACAATTCTTAAAAAAGGTTAATGATGGTGTTACTTACGCTTCTGAAAACCCAGCTATATTTGAAACTGAACCTAAAGAAAGAGCTGATTTAAACTTATACTACGAAACATCGAAAACATACACAGTGGCTGAATTAGCTAACACTAACACAGATGGTGGTTGGAGAGAGTTAGATTGGTTTAATTGTTATTCTTTTGGTAATGGTGTTGAATCAAATAGAATACGAGATGATTTTAACGCGGTCACTATAGATAAAGGACCAAAAGTTTCAACAGTTTTAGCAGAACAATATAAAACTGAAAACAAACAGAATAGTATGATATGGTCTGGTATATACAACTCTTCATCAGGTGTTAATAGAACTAACGAATTTATACAAGCTGAAGCTATTACAAAAGATTTAAATCCTAGTTATGGTTCAATACAGAAAATGTTTACTAGAAGAGGAGATGTTGTTGTTTTTTGTGAGGATAAAACATTGAAAGTATTATCAAATAAAGACGCTTTATTTAATGCTGATGGTAGTTCAAACCTGCTAGCAAGTAGCAAAGTTCTTGGGCAAACAATACCTTTCCAGGGTGAATACGGTATATCAAGAAACCCTGAATCTTTTGCTAATTTTGCTTTTAGAATATATTATGCTGATAAAAACAGGAATGCTATTTTAAGACTTTCTGGTGATGGTATTGAAGAGTTAACTAGATATGGCATGAAAGATTATTTCAAAGATAAACTTAATGCTAGTAGTGGAAATATGATTATTGGTAGTTATGATATGGATAAAAACAATTATAACTTAACACTTGGTCCTTTAAATTCAAGAGAAACTGTTAGTTTTACTGAACTAACAAAAGGTTGGACAAGTAGAAAATCTTTCTTACAAGAAAATGGAGTATCTCTAAACGGTAAGTATTATACATTTAAAAACGGTGAACTATGGGAGCATAATTCTAACGCTTTAAGAAACAATTTTTATGGCACTCAATACCATTCGTCTATTAAGTTTATATTTAACGAAGCTCCTTCTGTAGTTAAAAACTTTAAAACTGTAAACTACGAAGGTACTCAATCACAAATAATACCTAATGTAAACGATACTAGATACGATAATAATACTGCTAAAGTTGGTTGGCACTGTGGTTCTTTAGAAACAGATCAACAATCTGGACATATAACAGAGTTTATTAATAAAGAAGGTAAATGGTTTAATTATATAAAAGGAGTAAACACAACGTGGAACAATGTACAAAATAGAGGTAATTTAGATATAGCTGAATTTTCTTCACAAGGTATAGGTAATTTATTAAATATAAGTGGTGAGGTTAATCCTGCTTCTTTCGTATTAACAATACAAGGTGGTACTGGTTTTGATGGGGTATATTTTAATCAAGGAATTTCATTTGGTTACCCTACTAACTCAGGTGACGACTACATATACACATACGACAGTCTAGGTCTTGGTAATATTAACTGTAAGCATGTATATGCTGCTGGTATACTTTACAACTCAGGAAATGGTTTGGAAACATACCCACCTATAGAATATAAAGGAGGCATGCTTTATAAGAGATCAACTGATTCTTATGCAGTTGGAACACAGCTTTATAGTGATATAAATGGTTTATCTACTTTTTATCCAGGTGTTTCTAGAAAATTTGTAGCAAACATTAGTACCTCTGACAGTCAGTACGGGAGTAATGGTTACCCTATAATATGGAACGAGAGTAATAACACAAGGGGTTTATTTGCTTTAAACCACAACTCAAATAGCAACAATATCTCTAACAATTGGAAAGTGATTTCTACCGACTCTAATGGTATTATTACAGCTGTTCAAAACTACAACTCTGGAGGTTGTTATTAACAATAAATAAAATATAAATGGGATTAACAAATTGTACAATAAATTCGACTAGTTTAACAAAGGTGGGTGGACAAGCTGTTGACAACAATGCTGATATTGATGCTAATTTAGTAATAACACCAGTAGCATATCACAGTGTTAAAGCTTCTAGTTTTTCAGTAGCAGGTAGTCTTCCTAGTGCTATATCAGCAGTAACTTTTACAGATACTGGAACGCCTGGGACTTTTGCTAATACAGTTAGTGTTAATATAGATCTTAACGATAGCTACACGATGCCTGGTGCAGATACAACTGTAACACTAGATATTAACGGTGTTGCTGATAAAGGTGAAACTAATCAAACAACTGTGTCTGGTAGCAATGTACATATAAGTGATTCTAGTGTAACAGTAACAACATCACACTCGTCTCAAGCTGATAACTACAGTCAATCAGGTGTACCTAGTTCTACAGCGGTAACTTTATTTACTAAAGTATTTAGCGCTGGAACAAACAAGAAGTTTGCAAATGACCCAGCAACATGTTACACTATAGATTCACCTACTCTTAGTAGATATGTGGTTGAAGTTACTGAAAACACAGGTACTTTTGCTGGGGACAATTTAACACAATTTACCTTAACAGTTAAATATAAGTTTCCAAATGTTGATTCAACAAGTAATAAAATAACCTACATCGCTAGGGTAAAAGATAATATTACAGTATCAGATGATAAGATATACAAAGCTATAGTACCTTCTTCACAAATAAATTATTTTGGAGAGTCAAGGAATGTAACTATAGTAGGAGATTCCGGTGCTAAATTAAAAATCGATGCTTATGTTACTAGTACGCCAGCTGTTAGTTTACTTGGTTCTGAATACAACAACACGGGTAAAGAAATAACAGTAGGTAGTAATAATCAAGTTATTGAAACTATAACTTTTCCTGAAAACACAACAAACGCAGCTATATATTATACTGTTAAACTTACAGAGGTTAGTCCTTATGATTTTGTTTTTAATAGTGGTAATTCACCAAAGACTTATGCCTTAACACAGTATGCTCAAAGTTCTATAACATTTTCTGTAAGCAGAAACAGCACTACAGGTATGACAATACCTACTAACACATATAGTCAAACAGGTTTCCCATTATTAGATCCATTTGAATATGACGATGAATACCTACCTCTACCTGTTTCATGGGTTATAAATAGTAGTGGCGCGTCATGGAAACCAGCACAAACCCCAATTCAGATTAATGAAATAACCGGTAGCTCATCTATATCTGGATCTACAGACGTTAATATAGCTAATAGTGGTGTGATAGGTGGTACTTTAAGCGCTGTCGTTAATAATACATCTAATCCTAAAAAAGTAACCGTATCAGGTATTTATAGTGTTAGAAGATTTCCATCAATACCAACAAACGCTATTTTAAATCTAAGTAAAATTATAGAATTAAATACAGCTCCAGTTGCTAATACTCCATCGAACCAAGCTATAGCAAACAATACAGCTACAACATTTACCTTAACAGGTAGTGACGCAGATGGAGATACTCTTACGTTTAGCATCGTTAGTCAAGGTTCTAAAGGAACAGCTGTTATAAATTCATCAACCGGCGCTTGTACATACACGCCAAGTAGCGCTTTAGTTAGTGGCGGTGATACATTTACATTTAAAGTAAACGATGGTATAGATGATAGTAACACAGCTTCAGTTCCAGTTACTATAGCCTCTTCTGGATCTAACGCGCCAACGTTTAATTCTGTTTGGAGTTGGGACAACACGGAGGTAGAAATGACTCCCGGTTTAATTGGCGCCGCGGCTTTCCAAGGTACAGCAGCATACACTAGCAACTCAGTTGGTGCTACTAGTTTTAACGCTATATTCACAAGTTGGTCTTTAGATAGCACACATACTGGTTTCCCAAGTTATGTTGATAACTTTGGTGATATGACAATAAGATATACCTTTAAATATGGTAGTACAACACTAGCTTCAGATGTGGTTAATATAAACCAAGGCACATCGCAATTTGATCAATCAGCTAGAACAGGTACTATAAACGTAACATCATCTACTGTTACAGTACCTAATAGTCACAATAGTGGTAACGGTCTAATAGCTAGTGGTAGTTATACATTTGAATGGAAAATAGAATACGATAACGTTTTACAATAAGATATGGCAACAGTAACATTAGGATTTTTAAACAATATAAATACATCACTACAGAGAAAAACATCTACATCTTTAACAGGTATGGACCTTATATACTTTGTTAATAATGATGGTGACATTGTAAGATTAGGGCCGTGTATAGCAATAGGTAGAGATTCAAATGGTTTTCCATTTGTAAACGTTGATGTAGACGCGACAACACCTAGACCTAAACTAGGTAATTTTATATTTTTTGGTAAAGATACCCAAGTAGGAACGTCAGGGGTTATAGGTTATTATGCAGAAATAGAGTTTATAAACAACTCAACAAGCGCAGCGGAATTGTTCTCTGTATCAACAGAGTTCTTTCCAAGTAGTAAATAATCAAGAAAAAGTGTAATTATTAATATAAATAAAAGAATATGAGTTCACCAGCGAAATTATTTCCAGTTATGGCAGCAATGGGTGCAGTTAAAGGTTTAACTAGCATAGCATCTGGTATAATAGGTAGTAAGAAAAGAAAAGCCGAGCAACGAAAAGCTCAGGGAGAATATAACAGAATGAAAGATAAGTTAGCTACAGCTGATACTAGTAATATATATGCTGGTATGGAAAACGCTTATGAGGACTTAACTGTAAATACACAGCAAAACGAAATGGTTGCTGAGCAACAAAACCAACAACTAGCTAACACTATGAATTCAATGCAAGGAGCCGCTGGTGGTTCTGGTATTGCAGCATTAGCACAAGCTATGGCAAATCAAGGCTCTCAGAATATTCAACAAAACATGGCTAGCGTTGGTCAACAAGAACAAGCTAATCAAATGGCTAAGGCAAGAGGTCAGAATCAAATAGACATGCTAGAAAGAAAAGGTGAGATGATGTCTAGAGAGGCTGAAAAAGATAAAATGGACACTGAATTTGGTATGGCTTCTAATAGGTTAAAAGCCGCGAACGCTGCTAGAGCAAAAGCAACTCAAGCAATAGTTGGTGGGGCAACTCAAGCTTTAGGATCTGGTTTACAACTAGGTAACATACTTGGTAAATCATCTGCTCCTGGTGGGTTTGGTGGAGGAGGTCAAGATGGTTTTGGTGGTGGTATGCAAAATAATCCAGAATTATTTGGGCAAGGTGGTACACCTTTATTTGGTGGAAGTTAATAAAAATAAAATATAAGATATGGCAATGGACATGAACATAGTAAATGCTGATAAGGACATTAAAGGTCCTGATGGTGGTTTTGTAGACCACGGTAAAGCATTTGATCCTTTTTTAAAAGAAGCTAGTCGTAGAACAGACATGGCTATTAGGTCTCAAGAATACGAAAGACGTTATCAAAGAAGTAAAAGAGATGCTGCTGAGAATAGGGTTAGAACTATGATCGATGGTATGCCATCTCCTGATATTAGTAAAGTTAATGATAAGTTAAGACCTGAGTTACAAAAAGAGCTTTTAGCTCTTAAACAAGATTATGCTGCTAATGCTAGAGTAGTAGCTGAAGCTGATCCAACGTCTGAAGCATATTTAAATGCTAAAATCGCTATGGATAATGCCATGGGAGGTTTAACTAATATAAACAATAGCTTGGTAAAAGATAAAGAAGATAGCGAAGCTTACTTAGCTGACTTTGACAATGGTTTAATATCAGAAGCTGTTTCAGACGAAGATAGAACTATACTAGCTCACACAAGAGGTGGTCAATATGATAGTGTTTATTTTGAAGGAGGTAAGAAAAACTATGTATGGACAGATCCTGTAACAGGTGAATCACGTGTTACCAATGAAGATGATATACCTAATTACTTTATTGAAAACGCTGAAGCTGGTTCTGCTTATATAGACATGTGGTCTAAAGCTACAGCTAACGCATCTAGATATGGAGTACCTTATGACGATCAAACAACACAGATACAATTAGCTCAACTATATAAAAAGATAGGTAGAGAAGGTGTTTTATCTATGGCTTATGATGATATTGGTGGTACTGGTGATAGTTTTGTTGAGAACTGGCAAAAGAATAATCCTGATTCAAATATAGACTGGAGAGACGGTGCTAATGAAGAATTATTAAAACAAGAGTTGTCTAAATATTTAGGTGAAGTTATGGGTACTAGCGTAGGTGCAAGTGTAGAAAACTATAATAAAAGAAAGAAACCTAAAGATGACAAGGTCAATCCACCAAAAACAAAACCAACTTTTTCTAATTGGATGGTGAACAACGCTGCTAATCCAGCTCTAACAACTAATGACTTCCAAAACAATGTGTTTGCTGGTACTGGTTTAAAGATAGTAGATATGGGTGGAACTTTTGGTATTTTTGATTTAGATGAAAACAGAGGTTATAGAGACGCTACATCAGCTAAAAAGAAAAACGAATATGTTGCAAACGGACAAATAACGTATCTAGCATCTGGTATAGAGTCACTTTCTTTATCAAAAGACGGTCAAATGTCTAAGATACTAGAGCAGTTGTTTGCGAACGGTAAAATCAAATAAAATAATTATATGCCTCATAACAAGAATCACAAGCAGGAAATACCTTGGTATTGGCCTGAAGGAGTTGAATATACTGGTCAAGACATTTTAGACAGCGAGTTAGCTGGAGATGAAGCTATAAATGATCCTATTGAACCTGTAAACGTTGAAGCTGCTAGGCTTTATGGAGATAAGTTTGATAGACAAGCTGCCGCTATGATTGAGGATAGAAGAAAAAAAGACGAGGCAGAAGATAAAAGAGCTACCAAAGCTAGATCATCTAAAGAATACGCGAGCGCCGAGGCAGACGCTGCTTCTTGGTTTGATAATCCTGAAGATGTAATGACAACGTACGGTGAAGATTATGATCTTGAAGATTACGATAATGTTGTTGATTGGGAAAAAATATACTTAGGTGATTCCGACCCTGATAAGGGAGACTCAGACTCTTATAAAGACATGGCTAAACTAGTTAAAGCTAGGTATGGTGAAGAAGGTTGGTTTGGAGGCTGGACAGCTAAAGAAGGTTTTGAAGGTTTAGAAGAATCTGATATTGATAAATTAATCAACGATCAAGTTGAAAGAAAAGCTAAAGAACAGAGTGTATTAAAAGCTGAAAACCGTAAAACTTATTTTAAAGAACAAATAAAAGCTAGAGCTAATAACCCTAACTTTGCTAGCGAAAGTGCTATTGAAGAATTATACAAAGGTTATGACTACGAATCTTTAGGTCCAAAAGAAAAAGCAATAGCTGATAAGGTTAAAACCCTTAAAACACTTAGAGATGATTCGGAGAACCCTCCGACATTAGAATCAAACACTTACTTATTTAATCTACAAAACGAAATATTAGAAGATGTTAAATCGCTGTATGGTGACGAAACGGAAATACTAGTAGATTATGAGGGTAATAGTATTAAAAAACTAACACCTGAAAAAGCTAATAGTAGTTTTACTTTTACTGAAGAAGAAATAAAACAATATAGAGAACAAGTTCAAAATGGAGACTGGAGCGCTCCCACGTATGAAGAGCATGTTAACAATGTTTATAATAAAAAAATACACGAACTAGCTGTTAATGATTTTGAAGGAGAAGAAAGATATGATGTTGTTATAAATGATCCTGAGGCTTGGGAGTTATTGAAAGAATACAAAACAGGTACTGCGGACAATGGTTTTGTTTATAATTTACCAATGGAAGTGTTAAGTAAGCATTACGATAGAGTTATAGCCGCTGATGGTGATAGCGCTGGTGGTAATAGTTTAATAACACCTGAAGAACAATTAGCCGCAAAAGCTAATAGATCCGGTTTAAGTCTTAGTAATTTCTTAGAAGGTAATAATTTTAAATCACCACTAGGTTACTTTGGTTTATTAGAAAATGATAAGAAACAAGATTTTAGTTTTATTGAAAAAACATTTTTTGATGAAGATGAATTTGGTGATAAAGATTTATCAAGAAACTTTAAATATAAAGTAAGAGATCATAGAGATGACAGAAAACAAATACTTTTAGAAAAAGAAGTATTAAAGAAAATGTCCTTATTAAACGTTAACCCAACAACAGAAGAATCTAGTGTTGATTGGTTAAAAAGAGGAGGTGAAATGATTGTTGAAGGTTTTAAAGGCGATTTAGCTCAATGGACTGGTGCTGCTAAAATATTTGAAAAGTTTGACGAGAAAGATTACGAAGATGTAGGAACACATGGTACTTTTAGTAAAAGAAAAGAGTTAGATATTATAGCTGGATTAGAAGATACCTACGGTGGTTTAGTGTCTGACGAAGATAAAAAGAAATTTGAAAGATCAGTTCCTTACGAAATTTGGGAAGGTTTTACTGGGTTTGTACCTGCTTTAGCAGAATTTGCATTAATAGATGTGGCGGCTAAGAAAACAGGTATTATAACTGGTATACCTAAATTAGCAAGAAGAGGAGCTGCTGCTTTTAGAAAAGCTGGTATAACAAGAGGTCATAATTTAAATAAAACTATGAACTTTTTAGGACATGCTATGTACGAAGAAGCTAAAATGAAAGCCGCTTTTGACGAGCATTACCACATGGGTGGTGGAGTTGCATTTTACGGAATAGGTAAAGCTTTGCCATTTCTAAAATCATCCAGCCCAGCTTTAAACAACTTAATAAATAATCCAGTTAAAGGTGGTGTTGCTGGTATGCTTTCTGTAGAAGGTGCTAAAAACCTAGAAGCTTTAGTTTCGGATATTAGAGGGAACAAAGATTTTATGACACACATAGAAAATGAATACTACGGTGGTGACATAGACAGTGAGTTTGCTTTTAGCAAGGTAGGTAGAGATGCTTTAGTTAACTACTTTGTTTTTGGAGCACTAGGTATGAGAGGAATGGCTAAGCAAGGTTCTAGACTACAAGCAGGTTATAAAGGTTTTACGGGTAAGAACAATCCAATTTCTGCAACAATAGCGTCATTAACGCCTGTTAGAACAATGAAAGGTAAAGACGGTAGAGTTTGGTGGAAAGGTATTGAAGATATAAGAAATGAATCTTATGGTTTAGCTCAAAAAGCATCTCAAAAAATATCATACTTAGAAGCTAAAAACGTTGTAGATCCAACTGGTAAATCTCCAAGAGAACCGGGTATTGAAAAAGCTAAAGAAGAGTTTAAAAAATGGTATACGTTATATAAAAACTCTGAAGCATCTTTGCAACAAGCTTGGATGATGGAGGATTGGCAAGATGACAAGAAAGCTACGGAAAAAGTAAACAAACAATTTGAAGGTTTAAAGAAAACAATTAATCCAAAAGGTGTAGAGTTTTTTGCTTCTAAAGAAGCTCCTGAGTGGGTTAGTGATAAGAACGCGACGGCTGAGATAAATTCTACAAGAGATAGAATATGGATCAATACCAATAAAGCTGAACCTGGTAAGCTACCTCACGAGTTAGTTCACTTTGGTATGAAAGGTATGATGAAGAAAAACCCAGAAATAGCTTTGCAATTAAGAAATGAGCTTTCTAAAGTATTTGATAAGAATAAAATATTTGATTATAAAACGGGTGAAGAGTTATTTATAAAAGATTTTATAGAAGATAACTATAAATTAACAAAAGAACAGAGTGAGGGTTTAACTAAAAAAGAAATAAAGCAAAGAGAAAAAGAAATACAAAACGAAGAGTATGTAGCTTATGTATTTGAAGCTTTAGCTAATCCTAGAAACTATAGTAGATTTGTTAGCAGTAATAAGTTTAATGACTTGGGTAAGTGGAGTGAAGGTTTTATGTCTAAATTAGGTACTGATTATAAAGTAAATACTAAAGAAGATTTAATAAACTTCTTTTATAGTTTATCTAGAGGTATAGCTAAAGGAAACGTTACTCAAAAACAATGGGACCTTTTTAACAACATAGATAAACAAGCTTGGATAAAAGAACCTATTAATACTGACATGAGAACTAAAGAATCTAAGTCAGAAGATTTTGCGTTTGAATCCGCCAACTCTAAAGAGTTTACAGCTATGGCTGCTGAGTCTGTAAAAATTCAAAACAGGTTTAATGAGTTAAAAGAAAAACACGACGGAAATATAGATAAGGTAATTAGAGAACTTCTTGTTCCAGATCCTAAAAACCCAACATCAATATCTAAAGAGTTTGATGCTATAATATACAATGTTATAAATAAGTATAATCAAGGTAGAGTTTTCAAAGGGCTTGAAGATCAACAAGTGTTAGATCCTACAGATAGATATATGCTTGCTACGGAGTTAGTATATGATTTAACTAGAGGTAAAAACAGAGGTTTAGAATCTATAATAAAAACATATGATCCTGCTGCTTATGGTAAGACAGAAGCTGAAATGCCTTTAACTAAACATGTTATGCAGCAATTAGCTAAACGTGTTTATGAGATAAAAGAAGGTAGTACAGATGCTGGTAAGTCACAAGGTGATGTTTATCAAACAGTAAGCTTTAGTCAAGAAGGTGTATTAGAAAGAGCTGAGGCTGCTAGTGCTGATAGATCTTACACAGACTTTACTAGTCAGATAGATAAAAATCAAACTAAGAAATCTATAACTATTGACGGTAAAAAATATAAATACCCAATAAACATAAACGAGGCAATGGGCATACCAGACTTTGCTCCTGTTAAAACAAAAGAGGTTATTGATAACCTTAGTTTTAAGGATCTAACGTTTATGGGTATAGGTAAAGAACTTGCACCTAGTGTGAAAGAGATGATGTATAGCAAGATAGGTATAAATGAATCTACTAAACCAAAAGACTACGTGAATATAGCTAAAGAATGGTTATTAAAAAACGAACAGCTTGGTCATGAGATGATACCTAGAACATCCAACCCTGATATGTATGAAAATTCAATGATTGGTAAAACTATATTTAAAAATATGTTTACTAAAACTGGTGAAGTATTTAAGTCTAGTGAATTACCAGATTGGATGTCTAAAGAAACAAATGCTAGAGCAGAAAAATGGAAAAAGAAAGATTACAAAAAAGGTGATTTATATAGGTTGGTTTTTGGAGGTCGTGATAATGTAGCAAACAAGAAAAACTTTGATGAATTTTTAAATCAAGTTGCTAAGGTTAACTCTAGTCAAATAGGTAGAGAAGCTATAAACAATATGGCAATACAAGATTTAATACAGGCTAAAAACCCTAACAAATATCACAAACTTAAACTTGAGCAAGATGTAATTCCTTACGTTAAAGAAGCTATAAGAGGAGCTACGGATATTAACCTGCAGTCAAAGGAGTTTAAGGCTAAAGTAAAAGTTGAAGAAGCTGTTTGGGATAAACTTGTAGAAAAAGTTGGAAAATATAATTGGTTTGGTGCAAATATACCTAAAGCGTGGGAAGAAATAAGATTATCGTTTACTGAAAAAGAAAAAGCAATATTAGACAAACAATGGGATAAAGTAATAGGTGTTAATGGTTATAAAATATCTGGAGACGCTATAAAGGATATGACAGCTAGAGCTGAAGCCTTGAGATCTTTAAACCAATTAAACACAGGTGCTATTATACCTAAAAGCTTTTCTAATAAATATGCCGGTATAAACGATGCTATTATAAAGCTTTTAAGAAAAGAGGGTGTATCTGAAGACGATATTAAAAGGTTAGATATAAACAAAACATATAAAGACAGGTTGAATGATTCTGATTTTGTAGAAAAATACAAAGAAGCAATACAAGACATATCTAAGTCTCTAGACCCCTAGAGTTGCTAGTATATTTCAAAATAGTATAGGTCAAGGACAATTTAAGTTTTTAGGTAGTGATAAGGTTATGACTGCTGTAGAGCGAAATGAAATATTTAAAGACTCTAAAGGTAATACAGATAAATTAGATTTTAACCCTAATCATGTTAAAATAACAGACAATGGTTTATTTAAAAAGTTCGTAGTATCAGAAAGAAGTAAATATGATTTAAATAGTCCAGTTGGTAGAAAAAAGTTTGCTAAAGTGTTGGAAAATTATTTAACACCTAACGTAACTAAAGCTCAAGCAAAAGAAGGTAGAAAGAAAGCTAGCTTAGCTGAAACAGAAGCTGCTAATGAAAAATTACAAC